GAAATTCTGGTTTAACTGGTGCTGGTGAAACGGGAGCAACTGGTGTAACTGGACAGACTGGTGTAACTGGAGTGACAGGTGTAACTGGTGCTGGTGAAACGGGAGCAACTGGTGTAACTGGACAGACTGGTGTAACTGGAGTGACAGGTGTAACTGGTGCTGGTGAAACGGGAGCAACTGGTGTAACTGGACAGACTGGTGTAACTGGAGTGACAGGTGTAACTGGTGCTGGTGAAACGGGTGCCACAGGCGTGACGGGTGCCACTGGAGTAGCAGGGGCAGTAGGTGCCACAGGTGTAACTGGTGCTGGTGAAACGGGTGCCACTGGCGTAACTGGTGAAACGGGTGCGACTGGTCTTGTAGGCGCAACTGGAGTGACAGGGGCGGGTGAAACGGGTGCTACTGGAGTGACCGGAGCCACGGGTGCAGCCGGTATAGCTGGTGCCACAGGCGTGACGGGTGCAGGTGAGACGGGAGCTACTGGTGTAACTGGTGAGACTGGCCTGACCGGAGCCACGGGTGCTACAGGAGCCACTGGTGTGGGTGTAACAGGTGCTACTGGTCCGGCTGGAGCTACAGGTGTTGCAGGTGCAGGTGCTATTATACCTTTTGCCTCAGGAACTCCTCTGTCTCTAACTAGTATAGTTGGAGGTTTGGTAGGTTTGCCTGGTTTCGTTGGTTTTGGTAACTCTGCACTAGGAACTACTGTTCTAGGAGCAACCATTGACTTGTCTGGAGCGGCCGGTCTCTTGCTAAACATGGCCTACTCCATGCCTCGTGATGGAACTATTACCGATGTGGCAGCTTATTTTAGCACCACGGTAGCCTTGAGTTTGGTAGGAAGTACCGTAACCATCCAAGCACAACTCTACCAGTCAACCACGCCTGATAACGTTTTCTCTCCCATAGCAGGAACCTTGGTAACTTTGGCTCCTGCTCTCACTGGCGTGATTGCTCTTGGAACAACTAGCAATGGTATTCTTACCGGTCTAAGCATTCCCGTAACTGCTCAGTCACGTATTCTACTAGTCTTTACCATTACGGCTGCAGGTGTAACTCTAGTAAACACGGTTGCAGGCTATGCTAGCGGAGGTATCTCCATTGCCTAAGTAGGTTTGTCTGATAAGTATTCTATGAATACTTATCATGAAGTCGCATAGACATGCATCCCATCCATACAACCATCTTCTCCTTCTCTGGAGGTTATAACTTTCTTAATAGACAAGTGTGTAGAGAATTTAGAATGCTAACAGCCAAAACAGATGGTTTAGATCATCTGGAGCAACTTAAAGATGGTAAAAAGCCCAATTCTCTTTGTTGTAGTGAGAGATTGTTAGAAAGGGCTGTAGAGAGGGAACTTTTTTGTGTCATAGAAGAGAGTTGCCGAGAGTTACAAGCTCGTTTTAAATCTTTGCAACTCTCTTTCGAGAACAACCTTTGCAAGATTGCAGTAAGAAGAGAGTTTGAACGCGTTCAAACTCTCTTCTAACGACAGCAAAGAAGGGTAAAGTTAAGGTGTTGAACTGGGCCTGTGAGAACGGGTTTTATTGCGATGCTTCCATATGTGAAGAGGCGGCAAACTATGGACACTTGGAGGTGCTAAAATGGGGTAAAGACAAAGGTTACCAGTGGGGAGTAACTACTTGTTTGTATGCCTGTAGTAACGGTCACCTAGAAATTTTAAAGTGGATGGTAGATGGTGGACAGGAACTCGTCCATTGGTTCTTTTCCAATGCTGCCTCCGGAGGACATATACACATACTAGAGTGGCTGAAGGAAGAGCTGGTTTCAAGTGGTAAAATTTTATCTCAGGGTGATAGAACTTCCTATAGTAAGCTTGCTTATCACAACGCCGTATACTATGGTCATCAAGAGACTGTGCTCTGGTTGGAGAAGAATGGATTCTGTTAACGATGAATCTAAAATGGCCTTTGTTTCGGTTCAGACCACTTTCAGGAACGATGGTGGAGGAGAAAGATCTGTACAGTTCAAAGTCTTTACAGACAAGGACGAGGCAGTAAAGCATACTATGGAAGAAATGGGAATCGATGAAGAAGACAAGGAAAAGGTATCTGCCTTTTTGCACGACGGAGGTGGAGTTTGGATTCCAGAGTGGGAAAGGAAAGGTAACGGTGATGAATACTTTGTAATTGAGACCAACAACCCAGAAAGGTACAGTTACGAAGCACAACAGTTTGTGAACGAAGAGTTTTCTGCTCTAGAGTTAACCTTTGACAAGTCTTATTATGGAGGTAGGAGGTGCGAAAGACTGGAGGATATCTAAGTTCTTAAATTAGCATTCGATGAATGCTAATTTTAACCCTTTTTTAGAAATCTTCCATTTCATGTTTGATCTCGTATGCAAAGACCTTTCTTACCACATTCTCAAGTTCCTCAGGAGTGTAATCTACATAACTAGAGGTAGTTACACTTCCAAAAGGGTTATGTTCTTCGCATTCCAGTAGACGTCTCCGGGAATGGATTCTTAGTTTGTAAGTTTTGGCTCGGTAATAATCTAGGGCGTCTTCATCCTCAGGGTTATCCCTTTCTATCCTCTCTATTTCTCTCCTATTCTCTTTGTACAAACTGTAAATCTCAAGCATGTGCTTCTTGCTCCATTCTCCGGTTACAAAGATTTTAAGATCAGGTATGTCTTTGAGGTGGATAGACATGTACATGTCTTCTTGCAAAAACCTTTGTACGGGGTCCATTATAATTATGCTAGGCTCAGCATAATTATAACCTTTTATAGTTCACGCAGACGACTAAATTCGTTTATTATCTGTATATATCCGTATTCACGAGCGTAAAGAAGCGCTTGTCGTTCATCGAAACAACCAACACTCTTTAGCCATTTCAGAATCTCTAATTGTCCATGGTAAGCAGCATGGGCAGAGACCCAGTCTGGACAATCACATCCATTAGCATGAGCCCATTGTAATACCTCTAGATGACCGTTCTCTGCTGCACCGGAACAAACGTATACATCCCATTCGCATCCATTTACTCTAGCCCATTGGAGAACTTCCAGATGACCTCCTCTAGCAGCACTGGAACAAACATCCTCATTCCAAGGACAACCTTGCTCTCTTAACCACTTGAGAACCTTGAGGTTGCCTTTCCAAGCAGCATGTTTACAACTAATCTCACTCTGGGGAAAGTCCATACTCTTTAACCATTCTAGTATTTCTAGATAGTTTTCTCCCGAAGCGTGAGCATAAGTGACCACATCACATTCAAACTCGTTATCCACTGCCCATTTCATCACCTCTAGGTTTCCCTTGGCAGCAGCAATGTCACAGATCTCTACCGGTATGTATTCTTTGTTTGCCTCTAGAAGATGAAGAAGACTCTTATCCATGGCAAGTAGCATTAGCTCCTCCGATGGCACAAAGTTTTCTGGTTCTTTACCATCTTTAATTAGTTGGTTCAGGTAGGTTAGATACTCAACTCTGGGTATTAAGGCCCTGAAGAGAGAACACACTTGCTGGTTGAGAAAGTTGTAACCTTCAGAAGAAGAGAAGATAGCATAGAGAGCCTGCTCAGACAGGAAAGCCATAACCAAAATATATAACCCCAGGGGTTATGTATCTGTTTCGTCTGGGTGTGATTAAAAGTGTTCCTTGTAACGGATGCCTTCATCAAAGATTCTTCTCATAACCTCTTCCACATCTCCGGGATTGTATCTTATGGAACCGTAATTCTCAGCACCCTCACCGAGGAGAAAATTTTCCTGAACCCAAACCAAGAGAGACTTTTTAGGCCAGATGTTTATGGTGTATTTGTTATACGTGTGATAGTCTATGGTGTCTTGCTCGTCAGGAGAGTTCTTTTGCAAGTCCTCTAGTTCCTTGGTATTGTTCTTGTACAGATAACCTAGCCTAGCCATCTCTATTCTTCCTTCTCTCGAAGTTGCAAAGATATCCAGGTTGGGAACATCTTTAACCTTGATAGAGATGTAATGGCCTGTGTTATTCATGGCGACAAAAGAGATTAATCGCAAGTTTTAGCTTCAGGGTGATGTTTAATTTGCGCCTTAATGGATTTCGTTTACGGTGTTATCTTTTCCTTCTCTGGAGGTTACAACTTTCTTAATGGACAAGTATGTAAAGAGTTTAGGTATATGGTACCTCAGGTTAGCTATATAGTGTATTTGGACCAACTTATCAGAGATGGTAAACAACCGGAAAACTTTCCACCTTGCGAATTTGGTCCTTCACGAAAACTGGCAAAGATTGCCATCGAGAAGGGCTTACTTTCTCTTCTTGGACAATGTACAAGACATGTTCGCAGCGACTTGTGTAAAATAGCTGCCAAGAAAGGCAACCTCAAGGTTCTTCAATGGGCCAGGTCTGAAGGTTACCATTGGGATGAACGTACCTGTTCCGAAGCCGCTTTCAGAGGTTATCTAGAGATTCTACAATGGGCCAGAGCTAATGGATGTGAATGGGATGAGAACACTTGCGCTTATGCTGCCAATGCTGGCTATCTAGAGATCCTAAAGTGGGCTCGGGCTAATGGCTGTCCTTGGGATGAGAGCACTTGTCACAATGCTGCTCAGTCTGGTCATCTAGAGATTCTAAAGTGGGCAAAGGAGAATGGCTGTGTTTATAATGAATGGATGTGCGCCTATGCTGCCCAAGCTGGCCATCTAGAAATTCTTCAGTGGGCCAGGTCTGAAAACTGTCCTTGGGATGAGAACACTTGCTGTTATGCCGCACTTGGTGGTCACCTAGAGGTTCTTCAGTGGGTTCGCTCCGCGAATTGTCCTTGGGATGAAGTAACCTGTGCTCATGCAGCTTGGGGTGGTCATCTAGAGATACTAAAGTGGGCTCGCTCCCAGGGTTGTCTTTGGAACGAAACAACTTTCTATCTTGGTGCTATTCACGGAGATCTAGAACTTTTACAATGGTTGAAGAAAGAAGGTTGTCCCTGGAACGAAACAGCATGTTCTGCAGCTGCATCAAATGGCCACCTAGAGGTTTTGCGGTGGTTAAGAGAAGAAGGTTGTCCTTGGGATAGAGATACCATGAACCGTGCTCGTGAAAGAAATCATCCAGAGGTTCTGAAATGGGCCAGAGCTAACGGTTGTCCATATTAAATATAATTAGTCTCCGGGACTAATTATATTATGACAAGACGGAAGAGAGAACCTCATACAAGGCATCATCATCGGCAAAAGAGTGTTTCTTTCGCACAATGTTTTCTAGTTTCTTAACATCGTAAGCATGACCCTTCTGGATAGCCTTCTTAAGAAGGCGGTAGTAACCTAGTTCACAGCAAGAAGAAGTAAAGCCTCTCTTCTTGCAAGGTACAAACTCTATCATATGCAAGAGTTGTTCCTCCTTGATACCAGCACAACCTAGCACTTGCATCAGATCTACGCTGTGCAGAGGAAAGCCCTTCTCTAGCAAGAAATGGTAAAGATCTACATCTCCAGACTGTAAAGCACTGAGAGCAGAGAATTTGCACTTGTGGTCTACACCTAGTAGTAAAAGTTTCTCGATAAGGTCTTTCTTCTCTTCTCTGTTCATCTGATCAGACCTTACTATACTATCAAAGACACGATTAGGAAGAGGTCTATCCTTGTGCATCTGCTCTAGAAGAGCATAATCTCCTCTGCGTGCGAAATCGTGGATGGTCTTTTGTGTGTTCATGGTTATTATTATATGGTAACTTTAATTTATAACCCAGAGGTTATAAATTAACTACAGAGGCCATATCTTTTATAAAGCACTAACCCTCTTTTCTTTCCTTAATATGGAGAGCTGAACCCGACAACTTGGATGTGTGTGCCAAGAATGCAAAACGGGGTGCTATTTCACCTCATGCAATATTTTTATACAGGGTTGCAACTGCACATAGGCTATGTTGCAAAAGAGAATGTCTGTAAGCAGATCTTTCATCTGTTCTCTAGTGTAGATGATGTTTCCAAACTCGATAGGACCAATAATAGGGTAACTCTCATACCATTCCAGGTAAAGTTTCTGGGTGTAGATGTTAACTATGTACTTTACTTGTTGATAACAGTCTTGTTCTAGACTAGGAGTTAATAAACCTTGAGCGTTAACTTCATACAAGGCTAACAACCTATCCATCTCTCTGATACCCTCCTTATTCTTGATAAAGATGGTAATGTCTGGCACGTGCCTAAGATCTATCCTTAAACAGTAATCACCTCCGAGGAGAGTCTCTACCTGCATTATATTGCTCATGGTCTTACTAAGCATGGTTGTCTTTCGTTTACTCTTCTCAAGAGTGGAGGTTATATATTAGCAGATGTTTCTGTTAAAACTCTTCCTCTACTTGTCTTCTTAGTCCAAGACGAGGGATAGATGACAATCTGGGGAGAGATGTGGAACCCAAAGGAGAGGTTTTAGGGGAAATGGTCTTTCTAGGTGACCGCCTTACGGTGCAATCTTTGTAAGGAATGCCAGAAGCCACGATCTTTTCCATGAGAGAGTTAATAGTATCTTCATCAAAGGAACCGTAGAAATCTGTAATGCCGAAGGAATTGTCTGTCCAGGAAATACTTTCTTCTCCCTTGTTTAGATCTAGGCTATCGTATCTTTCGGAAAGAAACTCTAGCTCCCTCCTGGCATCTTCAGGCAAAAGATTAAAGTGTCTTTGTAGATTGTCAGGAACGGTCTCTCTCCGAAAGAGAGAAAGAAACTCTTCCAGTTCTGAGATTCTCTCTTTCTCTTCTTTTCTTGCTAGGTATAATCTTTCTAGTTTATTACTAAGACCAGAAATAAAGGTAAATGGTAGGTCATCAACGTTAACCGATATACAATCTATATCCTCGGTGAGGCGGTTTTGCATCTTTTCTGGAAGATAATTTTATTCTACAAGAGTCGTTTAATTTATAACCCTTAGGGTTATAAATTAGTTAATGGAAGAAGATGGAAGCTAGGAGGACAAGAGAAAGCAAAGAAAGACCATAATGGGGTTTGTCCAACTCCTCTTGAGTAATGCCTGTCTGTCCCGTGGCTCCGGTTGGTCCTACTGCACCCTTCATTTATAACCCTAGGGTTATAAATTCATCTACTTTTGCTTCAACCAAAACTGCTTAAACTCATCCAGTTCTTGCAACCAGATGTGCTCAGGAGGCTTGTTTTGCAAGAGATCGTAACTGGCTTGAGCCTCTTCTCCTTCTCGGCGTAGCTTCTCTACTTGCTCATAGGTTAGAGAATAGAGGTTAACCTCCTTGAGTAGAGAGACGGGGATCTCTAGACGGTCAAGTTGAACTGCCACCTCACTCTTCTTCTTGTTATTAACTACAATCTCACTATCAAGTACGGCCAGAACCAACTTTATCTTGAGGTTAATCTTCTTAACCTTTTCTAACAGAGCCTGCAGTTGGTTCTCCTTTCTCTTTCCATAATACTCTAGACGGAGAGTATAGAAATCTTCGAGAATGTCTTCTGGTGTCTCGTAGCGTTTAGGTCGGTCGTTAAGGTCGAGAAGAACCATATTGGACAGTCCTTTGGACTTTTGCAGCTTGAGTTTGTTAACTGTAGGTTTGCCCACAAAGTCGTACAACTCAAACAGAGTCACGTCGTGCTTGGTTCCGTTTCGGTAATCCTTGATGGTCTTATCTTCTAATAGAGGCTTGACAGTCTTCTCCTCATACTCATAGCTGCCCTTACCAATGGGCAGTTCGGTTACAAAGACATCCTTACCCTTACTATAAAACTTGCCTGTAGTGCACATGGATAGACCACCCTTGGGTGTTCTCTTCACATCAATGTCTCCCTGAAAACCTTGGTACCAAGGTAGAATCTCTTCTCTCTCTTCTTCTTTGATTCTCTTCTCTAGCCAATCTACCAACTCTAGAGGATTGTGGTTGGGAACAAAGCTAGACCAACCCGTGCCAATGCCTTGGGCTCCATTAACCAAGATCATGGGAATGATGGGAAGGAAAGAGACCGGTTCTATCTGTTGCCCTTCATCTTCGATGATGTCAAGTAGAGGTTCATCTTCCTTCTTGTAGACATACTTGAGCCACTCTTGTGGACAGGTGAAGGGATAACGAGGGTCAGCTGCGTCCTTACCCATCATGACTCGAGTTCCAAACTGGCCGTCAGAGACAAAGTAAGGCATGTTGTTAGCCCCTACAAAGTCTTGTGTCATGAGAATGACTGTCTTGGCCAGGCAGTCTTCTCCATGCTTATAGGCCGTAAGATAAGAGGCCTTGCTAGTTAGAATCTTAACCTTCATCTGTGGAAACTTCTTGCCCGAGTGCCAATTCTTCCACTGGTCCATAGCTCCCCAAAGAATCTTTCTCTGAGAAATCTTGAGACCGTCCATCATCCTAGGGATGGAGCGTAGCATATTATCTAGACTGAAGCGGATGAGTTCTTGGTTGATAAACTCTGAAATGGCCTTTTCCTCATAGCCTTCCACGGAAAAGGTGCCAAACCACTGGTCTTGAAACTTATCAATCCACTCCTTCCTCATGTCGGTCAAGTCCTCATTGAAAGCCAACTTCATGGCCTCTGCCGTGTTGTCGTCATAGATGCACACCACCACACGAGGAGAGACAGAGTCCTCCTTAATCTCCTTGTCTGAAGAAGAACCTAGACCCTTGCAATATTTGTGCTCCCAAGTCTTGTAGTCTGGGTTTTCAGACTTCCAACGCAGATACTCTCCATCAGTGAAAAAGTTTAGCTTCTTCTTTCCCTTGTTCAAGCGTACAATGGGCGTCCTAAGGTACATGACAAAGCCAATCTGGAGTAGAGAAGGGAAACGGCAGTAAAAGAAATTTAGGATTAGTCCACAGATGTGCAACCCGTCCACATCTGCATCGGTTAGAATAAAGAGATATCGGTAACGAAGAGTTTTTAAGTTCTTCTCTTCTGTATAGTCTACTCCCTCTCTCAGGCCGAGAACTTCCTTAATCTTGGAGATGACCTTGTTATCGGCAATCTTCAGACTGTTAGCATTCATGACGTTGAGCAGCTTTCCTCGTAGAGGGTAGACACCAATGTAATCTCGACCAGCCAGGTGATCACGCATGTTTTCTGCATAGCCAGAAGCAGACAGACCTTCTACCACATAGAGAGAACAATCCATAGACTTGTTAGTTCCAGCCAAGTTGGCATCTTGCAAATTGTCAACCTTGATGTGCTTCCTCTTCTTACCATCACTGCCAGACAAAGATTTGGCCTCTGAGGATAGGCAAAGTCTCTTAACTAGGTCCCAGTTTAGCATCTTCTTAAAGGTAGCATCAGGTATGGTGAGCTTAATCTCGGGGAACTTGAGCCCCGTCTTCATCTGATCGGCCCAACGGGGGTCCACCACGTGCACGTTGACTATCATAGAGAGTTGGGGCTTGATATCTCTCAGGGTTAGTTTCTTAGTTCTGCTAATAAGCTTGAGAAAGGGAGCCAAAGACTTGTACACGGCTTCCGTATGCGTGCCTCCCTGTCTAGTTAGCTTGGTGTTGGCAAAGGAGATGACGTTAGCATGCTCCGTGTCCATGAGCACAACCTCAATGGTTTTCTCCTTGTTCTTGTAGGTTACATAAGGTGCACCAAAGAGGTCAGCATACTTTTCTATTCTAGTAAAGTCGAAAGACACATCGTTAAAGAAAGTCTTAACCTTGGCCGTAAGAGAGAGATCGGCCACGTGAGCGGCAAATAAAGCCACGGCCTCTTCCGGGTAGGTCTCATAACCAAAACGAGACAAATCTAGGGTGAAGGCCACCTTAACATAAGACTTGCCCTTGTACTCTTTCACCTCAGGCTCGCTTCTCTCCTTCATGTAATTGCCCCAAGTTTGCAGGTAAGAAAGGCCTCTCGTGGCATCTCCAATCTCCACCGCGAAATAGGTGCTGTAGAGGTTGACGAGCTTACTCCCGTAACCATTAACGCCAGCCCCTTTCCTTTCTCCCTCGTAATTACTGGAAGTTAGGAGGTTACCAAAAATCAACTCTGGGGTCCAAACTTCATAATCGGGGTGTACCTCTACAGGGATAGGAATACCCCCGTTCTCCACTATTACAGTATTTCCGTCCATCCAAACCTTAACATTACCGGCCTTGATGTCCTGAAGGCGAGAACGGATGACATTGTCGCTGGCATTGGAGAGAATCTCTAGAAACAAGAACTCTGCAGCTTCGGGAAAATCACTCGCTATATTACCAAAGTTCTCTCCATCAAACACCCTTATAGTCCTAGCTACTCTTTGGTCAGAGCCAATATACATATCAGAGATCTTACGAATGTGCTCTTCATGGGTGAGCTTCTTATAGTTACTCGAACTCATGATGTGTTTGAAGATTATAGAAAGACCCATTTGTGAGTCAGAACTCATAAATGAGGTTTTGTGCAATGTATAGGTCGAAAATGTCTTACGGTAAGTGCATGTTTTGCGAGAAGAAAGGTAGCTTTGGTCTACCCGAGAAGAAGAAAGAAAAGTATTGTAAAGACCATCGTTTGCCAGGAATGCGAGATTTAACTCATCGAAAGTGCCTCGAATGTAACAAAAGGCCCTCTTGTAATTATCCGGGTGAAAAGACTGCTCTCTACTGTGTTACTCATAGGAAGGAAGGCATGAGTAACACTGTCAGTGCCAAGTGTAAACATCCTTCTTGTTCTACTATTGCTATCTACGGATTGCCTGGTACGAAGAAAGTTCTTTACTGTAAAGCTCACAAGACCGAGGACACTGTAGATATCAAACATGGAGGCTCCTTGTGTCATTGTGGAAAAAGAGCTAGTTTTAATCATCAGGGAGAGAGAAAGGGTATTTACTGCAAAGATCACAAAGAAGAAGACATGATAATAGTCTATGGTGCAAGGTGTCTTCTTTGTGATACTATAGCATGCTTTAATTTTCCTGGGAAGAAGAATGGTGTTTATTGCAGCAAGCATCAAGAGAAGGGCATGACCGATATACGTAGAGAGAAGTGTCTTCTTTGTAATATTCAACCAAACTATAACTATCCAGGAGAGAAGAGAGGGATCTACTGTACAAAGCACAAATTAGTTGGCATGGAAGATGTAAAACACAAGACTTGTAAACTTTGTAAGACAAGACCCACTTTTGGTCACAAAGGAGGTGTTGCAGAATACTGCACAGAACACAAACTTCGTGACATGTATGACGTGAGCAAGAGAAAGTGCTTTTGTGGAAGGAATGCAACCTATGGGAAACTCTTCTCTGAAAAGACCCGTTGTTACGATCACAAGAAAGACAACGAGTTCTCCAAGAACAACCCACTTTGTAAAGAGTGTGAACAAGAACGTGCCTATTACGTAGATGACAACTCCAACTACCCCAAACGTTGTGAAACCTGTAAACTTCCTGGTGATAAAAACATTGTAGAGAAGCCTTGTGCCTCCTGTGGTCTACCCGAGTTCTTGAACGAGGATAACTCTCTTTGCTCCATGTGCTTCTCTTATTCAACCCAGGTTAACAAACCAGAGAGAAAAGAGCTAGTCATCAAGAAATTTCTAGAGAAGAATGGTATACCAGTAGAATCACACGATGCCATTATAGATGGAGCCTGTTCACGCAAACGTCCTGATTTCATCCTCGATTACGGTCTCTTCAAGGTCTGTCTGGAGATAGACGAGCACCAACATAAGGGGTATCCAGAAGAGTGTGAACTCTCTCGTATGGGTGCCATTCACCAAGACCTAGGTGGCATAGATGTGCTGTTTATTCGTTTCAACCCCGACTCATACAAACAAGAAGGCAAGACTATCCGTGAATACAAGTCACGAGAGAAATTTCTACTAGACTATCTTACTAACCTTAACAATGTGCAAAAGCTAGTCTGTCCTCTGCTAGTAACCTACTTCTATTACGACAACTTCTCCAAACCAGAGTACATCTACTATGATTACTATACACGTAAAAGCGAAGAGGTACCTTTCCCCTTCCATAAAATAAATTAATAACCCCACTAGGGTTATTAATCTTCTCTGTCCAGCCAGTGCAATGCATGAGAGTAACTCCTTGAATTAACCAAATCATAGCATCTTTCTTTGTCGAGGACAACCTTCCGATCTGGCCCATCGAAGAACCTCTAGATGACCATTTTGTTCAGAGTAATTACAAGTGTCTCTGTCCCAAGGACAGCCATTAGCACGTAACCACTTTAATATTTCTAGATGACCAGAATAAGCAGCATAAGCGCAAGTTTCTTCATCCCAAGAACAGCCTTGAGAACGAGCCCACTGTAGAATTTCCATATAACCATTAGAAGCAGCGCCGGTACAAGTTTGTGTATTCCAAGGACAGCCATTGGCTCTGGCCCATTGTAGTATTTCTAGATTACCAGCCAAAGCAGCATTGTGGCAAGTTTCTTCATCCCAAGGGCAATTCATGGAGCGAGCCCATTTAAGAATCTCTAAATGACCAGAACTGGCTGCAAAGGCACAAGTCCTCTCATCCCAAGAACAACCATTGGCTCTCAACCATATAAGAATTTCTAAACGACCGTGAAGAGCAGCGTACTGACAAGCCTGGCCATCTTGGGGAAGACGCTTTCTCACCAACCACTGAATAATTTCTAGATTGCCTTTCTTTGTGAGACCATAGTAAACATACTCGCTCCATTCATAACCTTTTGAAAAAGCCCATTCCAGAACCTGTAAATTATTTTTCAGAGCTGCACTCTCGCAAATTCCTTTGGGAACCAGACCTTTGCTATTTAGATACTCTAGCAAAGATAAAAGACCATCTTGTATTACATCTTCCATGTCCATGAAATCGGTGCTAAATTTTGGTTTCTTATCATCATATAGGAGTTGGTTCAGGTAAACATAACGGCTGACAGAAGGTGCTAAAAAACTAAACTCTCTACATACTTTACTGTTGACAAAGTTGTAACCTCCAGAGTAAGAGAAAATGGTACGATAGACGATCTCCATGTTAGTTCTCTACAAAACCCATTTTCCCTTTCCATAAAATAAGATAGATGACCATTGGTCATCTATCTTATTTATCTTCTCATCTAGGACCAGTCCCAACAAGTTTCGTATTGCTCTTTGTAGTTTTCTCTGAGCCACTTTGATACATGCTTGTGATGTTCGTGACAAGCTTTCTCGTACGTTGACTTAAACTTCCAAGGACATTCATTCGCTATAGCCCATTTCAACACCTCTAGATGACCACTCATGGCAGCATTAAGACAAGTGTACTCATTCCAAGAGGTTCTTTACAAAGCTATGCTTTGTAAAGAATTTTATCGCAAGGGTGATAAAACCAACCTTGGGAGCGAGCCCACTGTAGCATCTCTAGGTTACCAGAATAAGCGGCATTAATACAAACCCATTCAGTCCAAGGACAACCACTAGCTCTGAGTAGTTGCAACATCTCTAAATTACCATATTTCGCAGTATAAGAGCAAGTGTTTTCATCACGAGGACACCCATTTGTTACAGCCCATCGAAAAACTTCCCAGTAACCCAACTGGATAGACTTGTTACATGTATACGAATTCCAAGGAAACCTATTAAGCCTGGCCCACTTAAGAACATCCGGCTGACCACTGATCGCCGCCAATTCGCAAATGTTATTGGGTATGTGTTCTCTGTTGCTCCAGCGCAAGATATTAACACAACCAAGAGCAATGGCCTTCTTTGCAATATCATCACTAGATTTTATTTTCTCTGGTACTCTACCATCTCTACACAAGCTATCAAGGTAGAACAAAGGATCAACCTTGGGTATCATCTCCTTAAATTCGAAACATACATGGCGGTTGCGGTAATTGTAACCTTCAGAGAAGGAAAAGATAGTCTTGTAGATATAATCCATAACGTGTAACAAAAGAGATTAACTCTCACTCACAAATTAATAACCCCATCGGAGTTATTAATTTTTCTTTATCCAATCGGAGACATGGCGGTGTCCTTGAAGGTTTGCCATGGTAACACAAATCCAATTGTACCAAGGACATCCATTAGTTCTTAACCATTGCAGTATTTCTAGATGACCACCTTCTGCAGCACTGGCGCAAACTTCTTCATCCCAAATACATTCGTTAGTTCTGGCCCATTGTAGAATTTCCAGATGACCACATCTCGCAGCCAGGGCACAAGTCCTTGCATTCCAAGGATAACCTTTAGTACGAGCCCATTGTAGAACCTTCAAACTACCCTTCTCTGCCGCCATGTTACAGATAAATTTCTCCGGAACAAAATCCATACAAGACTGTAAAAGATCAAGCAAATCTCTGTCTATGGCCAGCTTTACAGTCTTCTTTGTCAGAGGAGGTACTTGCGTTGTTCTTCCATCTTTACATAGCTGGTCTAGATATTCTAAATAGTCAACCTTGGGCACCAACTGTCTAAATTCGAAACATACCTGACCATTAAGAAAGTTGTAACCTTCAGAGAAGGAGAAGATGATTTTATAGATGTGGTTCATGGTCGGTACAAGATTAGTATTCTATGAATATTAATCTTAATATTTCCTAGTTCTCGGGGCAACACCGTTAGAACGAACCCATTCCAAGATGTGCTTTTGTTGATAAGAGGATGCGTACGAGGGAACCTTTCCAAAATTTCACGTTCGTGAAACCAACCCTCAGACCTGGCCTTTCTTTCTCCAAGAAAGTAATCGCTGGAATTGGCTAAATTATAACATCTTTCTTTATTGAGGGCAACCTTCCGACCTGGCCCAATGTAGAACTTCTAGATGACCACCGTAAGCAGCATAGGAACAAGTTTTTTCATCCCAAGGACACCCTTGAGAGCGAGCCCACTTTAGAACTTTTAGATGTCCTCCAAAGGCAGCACCGGCACATGTTCTTTCATCCCAGGGACAACCGTTGGCTCTGGCCCATTGCAGTACCTCTAGATGACCGCTATCTGCAGCCCAGACACAAGTTCTTTCATCCCAAGGACAACCATTAGCTCGAGCCCACTTTAGAACTTCTAGATGACCACCTCTAGCAGCATAGGCACAAGTCCTCTCATCCCAAGGACAATTCGCGGAGCGAACCCATTGCAGTACCTCTAGATGACCGTTTTTGGCTGCATAAGCACAAACTCCTTTATCCCATTCACATCCATTAGCTCTAGCCCATTGTAAAACCTCTAGATGACCTGTAATAGCGGCGTTGGTACAGGTCCATTTATCCCATTGAAAACCATTAGCTCGAGCCCATTGTAGAACTGTTAAATGGCCTTTTGCCGCCAGAGAACAAATATTTATAGGTACGTGTATTTTATCACACCAAGCTAAAATATTAACATAACCAAACAGTACGGCCTTTTTAGCAATCTTGTCGGTGGACTTTACTCTCTTGGGCACTCTGCCGTCCTTACATAGACTGTCCAAGTAAAACAAAGGATCAACCTTGGGTATCATGTCTCTAAACTCTCCGCATACATGACGATTACGGTAGTTATAACCCTCAGAGAAGGAAAAGATAGTACGATAAACAATCTTCATAGTAAGGTGCAAAATTAGTATTCACTGAATGCTAATTTCTTTGGTTTTATTCCTGGGGACAACCGTTATCAACCAGCCATTTAATAATCTCTGGATAACCTGCTCTAACGGCATTATGGTAAGTGTTTGCATCCCAAGGGCAACCCCATGAACGTGCCCACTTTAGAACCTCTAGATGTCCTCCTGCGGCAGCAGCTGTACAAGTGCTCTCGTTCCAAGGACAATCGTTAGTACGAGCCCATTGCAGAACCTCTAGATGCCCATAATAAGCAGCACCGGTACAAGTGCTCTCATCCCAGGGAAATCCCTCCTGTCTCATCCATTGTAACATCTCTAGACGACCTTCTTGGGCAGCATAGGAACAAATTACTGCACTGCAACTCCAAAAGATACCTGGGTCCGATTTCACCCACTTTGCCATCTCTAGATTGTTATTTTTAGCAATGTAATGGTAGATGAACCCATCCAACTTGTAACCTTGCCTCATGCACCATTTCAGAGAGGACAAGTTATTTTTCTCTGCTGCAATGTTACAAACGTCTACAGGAATGTACTTTCTACAAACCTCAAGCAAGGCAAAGAGTCCAAGTTCTATACAAATTACTACCATGTCCCGTCTCTCGGTAAAGATTGCTCCCCTACCATCTTTCAGGATTTGGTTCAGGTAGACACAACCACGTATTTTAGGTGCTAGTTGTCTAAATTCGAAACATACTTGTCTGTTAAGAAAGTTGTAACCCTCAGAGAAGGAGAAGATGGTTCGGTAAACAATCTCCATGGTATGGCGTGAAATTAGTATTCTACGAATGCTAATTTTAATATTTATGGTCTATTTAGGACAACCGTTAGCAAGAGCCCATTCTAAAAGTTCCGTGTGACCATTCCATAAGGCACCAGAATAAACACAACCGTCCCAAGGACAACCATTAGTACGAGCCCATTGTAGCATTTCTAGATGACCATGAGAGGCTGCCCATGAACATATTTCACAATTCCATCCATAACCTTTGGAACGAGCCCACTTTAAAACTTCCAACTGGCCGCTATGTGCTGCACTGTGACACACATCTTTATCCCGAGGACAACCGTTATCATGAGCCCACTTTAAAATTTCTACATGGCCATTATATGCGGCGACGGTAAAAACCCTTTCGTTCCAAGGACAATGTAGAGATCTAACCCACTGAAGGACCTCTAGGTTACCAGCTTCGGCAGCTTCAATACATGTGTATTCATCCCAAGGACAACCCTGAGAACGAACCCATTGCAACATCTCCATATTGCCAGAGTAAGCAGCACCGGAAAAAGTACCTTCATCCCAGGGACAACCGTTGGCTCTAGCCCATTGTAACAACTCTAAGTTACCACTTTTAGCAGCAAAACCACAAGTAGCCTGATCCCAGATGCATCCGTTAGTTCTAGCCCATTTTAAAACCTCTAAATTACCAAAAACAGCCGCTCTGATACATGCATCCCCAGGGATATATTTCTTGTCACTACATTGTAATATATTAATATAATCTAACCTGATAGCTTCTTCCACGATAGTGCCATTAAACTCTATTTCATGTGCTCTACCGTCTTTACATAGACAATCCAAGTAAAACAAAGGATCAACCTCGGGTACCATGTCTCTAAACTCTCCACATATATGACGATTGCGAAAGTTGTAACCTTCAGAGAAGGAAAAGATAGTACGATAAACAATCTCCATTATAACCGCGAAATTACTATTCATAGAATAGTAATTTTAGTAATCCTCATCCTCGGAACAAAGATAGTTTCTAGCCCACTCTACTATCTCTGGATCGGAACTATGAAGAGCACAAGAACGAACGGTTTCATTCCAAGGACAACCGTTATTAACGGCCCATTCAAGGACTTTCAGGTGACCTCCTTTTATTGCTTCTAAGAGGGTCTTTTTACCCCAAGGACAACCCTTTGACCTTACCCATTGTAACATCTCAAGGTTGCCACTCCAAGCAGCATGAGAGCAAGTTTCCTTGTCCCACTCACAACCGTTAGCATGAGCCCATTTTAAAACCTCTAGATGGCCGCCTTCAGCCGCGTCTCTACAAGTTTCTTTGTTCCAAGGACACCCTTGCGAACGAGCCCACTGAAGAACTTTTAGATGACCTGTAATAGCAGCTAGAGCACAAGTGCTTTCATCCCAAGGACAGCCATTAGCTCTGGCCCACTGAAGAACCTCTAGATGGCCATTCTCTGCTGCAGACGAGCACGTATCCTCGTCCCACTCACAATTCTCGGAGCGAACCCATTGCAACATCTCTAAATTACCAGAGTAGCAGCACCAGCACATGTATATTCATCCCACTCACAACCTTCAGACCTGGCCCATCTAAGAATCTCTATCTGACCACACTCGGCCGCGTTAGCACAAGTGCTTTCATGCCAAGGACATCCCTGCGAACGTATCCATTTTAGTATCTCCAAACTATTTTGGGCAGCAAATCCACAAACCGTCTCATTCCAAGGACAACCATTTGCTCTCATCCATTGTACCATTTGCAAGTTCTTGTTATTCATAGCATGTTGGTAAGTCCAAGAGTCCCATTCATAACCCTTTGACTTAGCCCATTGTAAAAGCTCGAGATTGTTTTTCTTTGCCGCCACGTTGCACAGATATTTGGGAATGTAATCTTTACAAACCTCCAGAAGAAAGAAAAGATTATTATCCAAGGCTGTTTGCATTATCTCTTGATTAGGGGTAAAGTTTATCTTCCTACCATCCTGTAAGAGTTGGTTCAGGTAAGTACAATAACCTATCTTGGGTGCTAATTGTCTAAAGTAGGAACATACCTGACGATTGCGAAAGTTGTAACCCTCGAAGAAGGAGAAGATTATGCTATAGATGTGGTTCATAACGCACATATAAGATTAACTCTCACACAATTAGATTAATAACCCTCGTGAGGGTTATTAATCTTCTCTTCTCAAGGACAACCGTTATCACGAGCCCACCGAAGAACTCCTAGATGGCCACCGCAAATCGCAGACGAAGTAGTAAGTTTGTTCCAAGGACAACCGTGATGGCGAGCCCATTTTAAAACCTCTAGATTACCACTTCGGGCTGCATTAGAACAAGTGCTTGTGCTCCAAGGACAACCATTAGCTCTGGCCCATTTTAAAATTTCTAGATGACCATTCTCTGCTGCAGACGAGCACGTATCCTCATCCCAGGGACAACCATGCTCTCTCATATATTTTAGTATTTCCAGATGTCCTTCAAGGGCAACGTGAGCACAAGAGAGCTCATTCCAAGGACAACCATTCTCTCTCAACCATTTTGCCATCTCTAGGTTACCATGTTTTGCAACATGGAAGTAAATAAAACTGTCCAACTCGTATCCTCTTTGCTTGGCCCATTGCAGAACTTGCATGTTGTTTTCTTTTGCAGCAATGGTACAGACGTTGGAAGGGATAAAATTCTTATAAGCCTCAAGGAGGGAAAGAAGACCAAACTTTACGGAAATCTCTATCGCCTTCCAACTAGGAGTAAATTTTGGTTCCTTACCTTCCTTGATGAGCTGATCTATGTACACAATGCCGTGAACCTTAGTTATTAGGAACCTAAACTCGGAACATACTTGTTGGTTGAGAAAGTTGTGTCCTTCAGAGTAAAAGAAGATAGTTCTGTAAACAATCTCCATGACGTATGGGCGGGAAACAACCTTCAGTGCAGGTTACTTTTATAAATTAATAACCCTAGGAGGGATGGGTTATTAATTTTCTCAAGGGTTAATAGTATTTACTAAGAAGCCATTCAGCTACATGGTTATTACTATGGTAAGCGGTGGCATGACTGTAGATTTGGTCCAAGTCCCAATCACAACCATTCTCTATTAACCACTGAAGAACCTCTAGATGACCATTCGAAGCAGCGTAGTTACAAGCGTCCTCAGACCATTCACAACCATTAGCTCTGGCCCATTTTAAAATTTCTAGATGACCATAATCGGCCGCCCCGGAGCAAGTTTCTTTGTTCCAAGAGGTTCTTTACAAAGCTACGCTTTGTAAAGAATTTTATCGCAAGGCGATAAAACCAACCATTGGCCCGAGCCCATTGTAGCATTTCTAGATGACCAAATCGAGCAGCGTAAGCACAGGTCCACTCGTCCCAAAGATAACCTTTAGATCTAGCCCATTTCAGTACCTGCAACTTACCTTTTATTGCGATGAGGTAACAAATACGTTCTTTTGGGATAATATCCTCACAGGCCTCTATAACGTGAAATAGTTCCCCGTCTATAGCTGCCTTCATGACCTCCTCTGACGGAACAAAGTCCTTTACTTCCCCTCTTTCAGTGAGCACTTGGTCTACGTATGCTAGATATTTAACCTTGGGTGCTAATTGTCTAAACTCGGAACATACCCTACTATTAAGATAGTTGTGTCCTTCAGAGTAGAAAAAGATAGTACGATAAACAATCTCCATGAATGTATGGGCTAGAAACAACGTTCACTGCCTGTTTATTTCGAATACTATTAACCCCAGGCGGGATGGGTTAATAGTATTTACTAAGGAGCCATTCGGTTATGCGCTTGTGGCGATAAGTGGTAGCTTGTCTATAGATTTGGTCAAGGTCCCAAGGATAACCATTGTCTATCAACCACTGAAGAACCTCTAGATGATCACCTGTGGTAGCCCAAGCACAAATGCCATCATCGTAAGGACAACCGTTGGTTCTCAACCATTTTAAAACTTCCAGGTTACCAGAAGAGGCTGCCTGATTACAAACTTCTTTGTCCCAAGAGAAGCCATTGGTTCTAGCCCACTGAAGAACTTCTAAAAGGCCACGTCCAGCAGCCCAGGCACAAACGTGATCATCCCAAGGATAATTAGTATGAGCCCATTGTAGCGCTCGTAGTTTGCCTTTCTTTGCTATGATGCGACATATGCTATGTTTCGGAATAAACTCTTTACAAGCCTCTAGAACATGAAGCAGTTCCTCATCTATGGCTGCTTCCATAATCTTTTGTGACGGAACAAAGTCCTTTACTTCCCCTCCGTCAGAAAGTACCTGGTCTATGTATGCCAGGTACTTAACCTTGGGTGCTAGTCTCCTGAAGATAGAACATACCTGTCCGTTAAGAAGGTTGTAACCTTCAGAATAAGAAAATATAGTCCGGTAGACAATCTCCATGATATGGGAAAAAATTAACAAACATTCAGCGAATGTTTGTTATTTTTTTGTGCTTTCTCTACAGGGAATCTCTAGAGCTTAACTTGTGTAATAACCATTATCCTTTATCCATTGGAGGACCTCTGGATGATCTCCTCTAACAGCGTACAAGTAAGCGCGTCTATCCCAAGGACAACCATTAGCTCTGGCCCATTGCAAGACTTCCAGATGACCACTCCAAGCAGCATTGGAGCAAGTGTCTTCGTTCCAAGGACAACCTTCCGATCTTAACCACTGCAAAACTTTTAGATGGCCATTCATGGCAGCACGAGCACAAGCGCTTTCATTCCACTCACAACCTTCAGACCTGGCCCATTGTAAAAGTTCTAGGCGACCATAATGGGCAGCGTCAACACAAGTATATTCGTTCCAAGGACAACCGTTGGCCCTGGCCCACTGTAAAAGTTTTAGATGACCACCTCTAGCGGCAGCAGAGCAAGTGTTTGGACCCCAAGGACAATCTTGTGATCTGGCCCACTTTAGCACCTTCAGATAACCTCCTCTGGCCGCGTTAGAGCATGTCTTTTTACCCCAAGGACATCCTTGTGAACGAGCCCATTGAAGAACCTCTAGGTGGCCATTTTCAGCAGCTTGGGCACATACTTCTTCAGACCAAGGACAGTTATTAGCACGAGCCCATTGTAGTATTTCTAAATAACCTTCTCTAGCAGAACCAATACAAACCCACTTGTCCCAATCGCAACCGTTGAGTCTAACCCATTGCAGTATCTCTAGATAACCACTGGATGCAGCGTTAACACAAACCTCCTTGTCCCAGCCGCAACCTTGTGATCTAGCCCACTTTAGCACCTCCAGATGACCATACATTGCTGCAGCACGACAAACTCTTTTGTCCCAAGGATAACCATTGGAACGAGCCCATTGCAATACTTGCAGATTGCCTTTCTTGGCTACCTCATAACAGACAGAATCTTTCGGAATAAGATGTACACAAAACTCTAAAAGATTAAGTAGATCTCTGTCTATGGCTAGTTCTGCAATCTTCTTTGTTAAGGGAGGTACTTGCTTTGTCTTTCCATCTTTGCACAACTGGTCCAGATATTCTAGATAACCAACCTTGGGTACCAGTCGCCTAAAGTAAAAGCACACTTGACCATTACAAAAGTTGTAACCTCCAGAGTAAGAAAATATAGTCCGGTAGACAATCTCCATGATATGGGGAGAAATTAGTATTCACAGAATACTAATTTTGGACATGTCCATGATGCTTAGTTCTCTTCCATCTCTTCAGGAATGGGCGTCTTTCTCTGCCAGAACTCACTCTTGTCTAGGTAGAAGAAATCCTCTTCTGAGAAGCTTGCATCTATCCTCTTTATCCTCCAGTCTGCCTCTGATAAAACATGTTGGCCTTGTTTGTTTCTTCCATGATAGAGACACCAACGAGTACCAATCTCTGTACACGCTTGAGCGGAACAAAGTCGCACAAGTTTCTCTTTTTCCATGTTCTGTAGTTTTGCTCTCCTCATGCCTTGAAAGGCTAGCTTTGGTTGTTGTGTTACATAATCTTCCAGTTGCACCTTTTCAGACAAGAGTTCATCCAAAACAGAAAGTAACCTAGTTTTCTCCTTCTCATCCTCAACCAACAAGATTTGTCCCTTGATAAACTCAACGTGAGCGTCAAGGTCCTTTTTCTTTTCTTCAAAGTTATCGACCTGCATGGTAATATATTGGCCCGGCCGAAAACTCAGAATAAAAACCATTATCCAGAACCCATTGTAACAACTCAGTGTACCCGTTTAGTCTGGCAACATGAGAGGCTTCTCGGTCCCAAGAGGTTCTTTATAAAGCATAACTTTGTAAAGAATTTCATGTTCGTGAAACCGACCATTAGCTCTGGCCCATTGCAAAATTTCCATACTTGTTCTAGTTATCTTTTATCCACTGAGCAATTTCTTCCGTCCTTGCTACTCTGTAGCATCTTGCTTTGTTCCAAGGACAGTTGTTAGCCCTGGCCCATTGTAGAATTTCTAAACGACCATTACGAGAAGCCCGTTCACAAACTTCATGGTTCCAAGAGCAATTATTAGCACGAGCCCATTTTAGCAACTCTAGATGACCATAGGCAGCAGCATCTATACAAACGCGTCCATTCCAGGGACAACCATTAGCTCTAGCCCATTGTAAAACTTGCAACTTTCCATTACGAGCAGCCTGGTTACAAGTCTCTTTATCCCAAGGACAACCATTAGCACGAGCCCATTGCAAGAGTTCCAAATGACCATAGGCAGCGGCACTCTCACAAACCTTTTTATTCCAAGGACATTCATTCTCTCTAGCCCATTGCAAGATCTTTAGGTTGCCGCTCGTAGCAGCACAGATGCACACATTTTCATTCCAAGGACAACCGTTAGCACGAGCCCACTGTAGTATTTCTAGATGACCACATCGGACAGCATTTATACACACATCTTCATTCCAAGGACAGTTATTAACACGAGCCCACTGTAGTATTTCTAGATGACCATTATATGCAGCAGCAGGACAAATGTATTTATCCCAAGGACAATCGTTGGCACGAGCCCATTGTAAAAGTTCTAGATGACCACATCGGACAGCATTTATGCACACGTCTTCATTCCAAGGACAGTTATTAGCTCTGGCCCATTGCAACACTTGTAGTTTTCCTCTCTTTGCCGCCTCCTTGCATATCTCGTCTGTTAAAATAAAGTTCTTACAGGCCTGTAGGAGGTAAAGCAACTCCAAATCGATAGCTACTTCCAATATCTTTTGTGAAGGGACAAAGTTCTTTGGCTTCCTTCGGTCACGCAGTAAGCAATCCAAGTATACCGCATACTTAACCTTGGCTATCATGTATCTAAACCTAGAGCATACTTGACGATTACGAAAGTTGTAACCTTCAGAGAAGGAAAAGATAGTTCTCCAGACAATCTCCATGATAAGGCGCAAAATTAGCATTCACTGAATACTAATTTTAATATTTCTTGGTTCTCTAGTAACAAGCACCCTTGTTAACGAGTAACAAGCACCCTTGTTAACGAGTAACAAGCACCCTTGTTAACGAGTAACAAGCACCCTTAGATTATCTTTGCTTGCAAGAATTCTCTACATTGTTAAATCTAACTTGTCTGATTGGTTAGAAAGATACTATCTGGTTAAACTAACCTGTGGTAATTACATAACTAAATCCACATGCAGTACACAGACACAAAACTAAAAAGCAATGGTGCTTTGGTCTACCTTAGAACTTACGAGGATGGTTCCAAGTGCATAGTAAAGTTTATCAGAGACGGGGGAGAAGAATATCGCATCATGCAATTTTTGTTTAACAAAGGTATCAAGGTTCCTAAAGTTCTAGACTACCAACAAGTAGATATGGTTTACGGCGGTGAAAGGTTCACAGAGATGATAATTATGGAATATGTTCCCGGAGATGATCTGCGTAGAATTTTCCCTAGAGAAGAGAGTAAGAGAATAGCAACGCAGATGATAGATTTGGTAGAGCAAGTTAATAATACAGGTTATCAACATGGAGATTTACATTCGGGCAACTTTATTTGGGATGGTAAAGAGCTAACCTTGATAGACTTTGGTTGTTCTTACAAGAAAGATGATGAACATGAAGATCACAGTCGGGATGAAAGATGTCTGAATGGTTGTGTGTCTGTCTTGCTAGGAAAAAGATGTAAGGCTAGGAGTATCGCAAAGCTAAGAGCCATGGTTGAGATGGAATAAATATATAACCCTAGGGTTATATATTTTGTTTAATACACGATCCAGCCTTTGGTGACCATTTTCATAATCCTCCCGTATAGAGTCTTTTTATCCTCCCACTCATCAACCAGAGCTATGGCTTCTTTATTCTTACATCGGTGCACTATGGCAGTAAGGTCCATGCTATGACCATACCTCCAATCGTCAGGTATTTTGTACCAAAGCGAATAGCCATTATAATCCCAGCAAAGTAGATTTACATCTACATCAGGAGGAAAGAGATACTCACAGGAAATGTCTAGTAGCCAATCATCTACCATGATTACGTAACGGGCAACTCTATCTTCTTTATCATAGTCTACCTCTTCCACCTCGCCTCCCATCTTCTTCAGGGCAGCAACCAATCTTCTAACCTTGGTGAAAGGAACTATAATATCTATGCCTCGTTCTTTACACACGGGCACATGTCTGATAACACAGTCTCTTACAAAGCTACCAGCTAGCACACCTTGGTTAGCAAAGATAGTAGAAAAGAGATAATCGGGCGCGTCCATCAAGTGCCATACTCGAAGTTTCTCATAATGGAGTACACAGACAAGCTGCTACACTGTACTTGCGACTTGGTCTATCTTAGAACTTACACAGATGGTTACCAGTGCATAGTTAAGCTTATCAAGCAAAACCAAGAGAGGAAAGGTCAAGAGTATCGCATCATGAAGGCATTGTATGAGGCCGGAGTTAGAGTTCCTAAAATAATAAGCTATGAAGAAGTGGAAGTTAGGCGTGGTTTGAAAAGCTATACAGAGATGATTGTCATGGAGTACATCCCTGGAGAGACTCTACAAGATGTAAGTATTAGGGAGAATCTTCCTCTACATGTTAGACAAGAGAACCCTCCCAAAGAAGAAACAAAGAAGATTGCTTTACAGATGCTCGACCTGGTAGAGAAGATGCATGAAGCTGGTTACTATCATGGAGACTTGCACTCTGCCAACTTTATCTGGGATGGAACCAACCTAACCCTGATAGACTTTGGTCGTGCCTATAGCGCAGAGTTTCACCAGAATGCAAAGGAAGAAACCTTTCAACCAACCTACGAGCATGCCAAAACCTTATGTAAAGAGGCTCCTCATCTTGTCTATATGCAAGACCTGGACTGTGACTGGGATTTTTACAATCTCTACGAAGAACAACTCTTAACCAACTGCATTTATGCCTTTGTGGGAGGAGAGGAAGACGCAAAGAGCATTGCTGAGTTGAGAGCTGTAGTTGAGAGATGGTAAAATGCGCAGAATTATATTATCTACCTAGGTAGATAATATAATTTACTCCCTGTTAAGAACTAATTCTCTATAAACACTCTTCTTACCAAAGGGTCAGCACAAGCTTCAATGGTAAACAGTAGATGATCTTCTAGATAGAATACTTTCAGGGTGTTGCAATCGTGAGAAGCAGAAACTGCAAAGATACAGAGTGTCCTTCTCCATCTATCACTAACATGAACGGTGGCATTGCAAAGCTCTATATACAAATCTTCTTTGTCTGTCCTCTGATGAGGACAAGACACATGCATAACATCACCTACCATGAACACAGAGAAGGGACTATATGTGTAAGCCATGTTTGGTAAAGTTGGTCTTTCATCCCTCAACAAATATGTAACCTTGCAGTTACATATTTAATAACCCACTACAGGCCTCCCCTTTTCCTATAGCAACTATAACATACCCCTATCCTTGCATCGTTGGTACTTTGTCATCGCAATAAGCGCACTCCTGCCAAAATATTTCCTCCAGGTCCAAAATGTAACAGGCATCTACCTCTGCTAACATCATCGCTTCTTTCTTTTCACGACCTTTAGCCAGGTGATGGGCAAGTTTTTGTTGATAGATGGCATCGTAACGAGGATCTTTAGTTTGGTCCATCTTGTTTTCACACCTGTACAGGTTCATCAGAAGCAAATAATAACCTCTGCTCCAAGTCTGTCTGGGAGAATTCTAACAGCTCTTCGTAGGTTTGTGGTACGATTATTTGCTCGTAGAAGAGATACTCTTCATGAATAAACTCCCAGACTAAATCATAGATGTTGGCAAATTCTTTGATAGTAAAGTCAGACTTGGTCTCTTCGTCACAGGACTCGCAAGCGGACCACACGTAAGGCGAGGAGAGAAGAAAGTAGTTTCCTCCTTCTTTCAACTGCAAGATTAGGTCTTTTTCTCGCTGATAAAGCCTGTAAGGTTTGATCATGAGTAGATCACCTGCCACAAGAGTCTTAACACCTTTCCATTGAGAAGACTTCACCCTCGGAGACCTTTCATAATAAACCTCTACCATATCATACCTAGAGTAATCGCCATGTACTTGGCAATGTACAACTTCATGCCACAGCTGAGGAAACTCTTCTATCTTTTCAAACATGTCTGAAAGAACTTTTTAATTCTTTGAGTAAGTTTAGACAAAGATGGATTTCCATATGACAGGAAAGAAAGATCCTCGCTACCTTGACATTCATGGACAAGAGTGTGATAAATTCATGAGGGAGGGAGTTTGTGAAGAGGCAGCATCTAGGGCGGCAGAGGTAGAAACCTATTTCATACTCTCTTCTATGTGGTCGGGAACCGCATGTAAGGATATGATTAAAAGACAAGCCCCTAACATTCCTCATATTCACCTCCGTGACAGTTCCAAACCAAAGATGAACAAGACCAAGGAAGAGCTCAACACCCAACTCTATCAGATGAGACTAAAACTAAAACTTGCAGAGTATCTTGCTGAAGGAATGCCTGAAAAACAGGCCATGAAAATGGCAGAGATAGACGCTCGGGTGGAATCGCAAATTAGAACGATGAAGACAGATGATGAGATTTATAAAGATCTCCATGATATGGTCTATCATACAAAACTGGCAAAGTATCTTGCTCAGGGAATGTTTGAAGAACAGGCTATTAAAATAGCAGAGATGGACGCCCGTGTAAGTATGATGGAAGGAGAAGACCCTCTACTCATTGTTAGTGAGAAAGTACAAGAAGATCCTTACATCCGTCTTGACGGTCGTGAAAGAGATATGGCTTTCGACCCTGGTTCCTTTATTTTCAGCAAACCCAACCCTTACACGGACATGTAAAGAAAACTAATTATATAACCTCACAGGTTATATAATGCAAGATCCCGACTACCTAGCTTTGTACCAAAAGTATTACACCAGATATATCAATGCAGGCCTGAGTGAAGAGAAAGCTATCATAGCTGCCAAGTATAGTGCTTCTTATGCTCTAGAGATACAGACTTCTGTGTGTAATTAAAATTAATATCCACAGGATATTAATTTTTGGTTTATCTAATCTTCTATGGTTAGGGTTCTGACTTTTTCTTTCGTAGAGGCTTGGGCCGTAAAGAGCAGTTGTGTCGGTTGATAATGTACTCTGACAGTATCAGAATCGTAGACATGAGAGATTACAAAAGTGCAGAGTAGCTTCCTGGTTTGGTCCCTAATATAAACAGCTCTGTCATAAATTTGTACAGATAGTTCTTCCTTTCTTTGTCTATGAGACCAAGTTATATACAAGGTTTCGTCCAGAACAGACTCAGAAACAGGGAAAGAGGTACTAACATAACGTGCCATATTTAGGTTAGTGAGAGAAATCAGATGATTAAAAATAATGTCTCGTGTTCTCTCCTCTCCTCCCTTGTCCGAATCTTTACAGGATGATGTTTTGCATGTAGCCTGGCCTCATCAAGGCGTGAAGAAAGAAAATCTATACATAGAGATCTCTGATACAACTATATACATAGGCAACATGCAAAGAGAGATACTTCGCATCTTTATGGTTTCCTCTTCTCACGATTGTACCACCCTGAGGGCCTTTTATAAAGAAGATCATGTACTATTTATAATCAAGCCTCGTAAAGGATCTCTCACCAGAAGAGTTCTCATAGAATAAGTTTTTAATTATACCTGTAATTAAAAACTATGGATACTATCTCTAGAATAGCGGATATACCTGCTGAAATAGAACAAACGATCATTGGTGTTACAGAGCTTGACGATCTTGTTAACCTTTGCGAAACCAACTCTTATTATAGAGGTTTGTGTAAGGACGATGAGTTTTGGGAGAGAAAGTTTAGACATGAACAAACCTTTATCGTCAACAAACAAACTAACCCCAGAGATTGGATTAACGAACTAAAACACAGCATCCATTGCAAAAGCAAAGCCAACACAATACTCGCTGATTTTTCGAGCTTCTCTTCCACGTATAAGCAGTTTTTAATAGTAGACTTTAACTTTGTAAACACGACAGACATCTTTCCAGACTTTCTAGATAAGAAGAGGATTAACAGTCTACTACTCTTCTCCAGAACTAGACAGGATGCAGAAAAGAGAGGAGGGCAAATCATAATCGATAAACATCAAGGACAACCCGTCATCGAGTTTCAAACATACACTGAACAAAATGGTATGTTAACTTATGTAGTTGATCCAACGGAGAAGCAACTCTTTTACATCTTTTTTCTCTTTTGCTACTACTCGGTAAGAATGTATGATGATCACGGACAGACCATCTACAATTAAATTATAAATAACCACAGGTTATTTATAATTTCTCTGTCTCTCAGACTTACATATCCTTCCTCTGCTTGTAAATCTTCTTAATACAAGATTCTGCCAATGCCAAAGAGTTGTAACAAGCAATCTCGTTAAAATATTTGCTATTAAGATTACACTGGTCATCAACCACACCAGAGTAGGAAAGACATCTAGCAACCCGCGTCATCCTCTCGTTCTTCTCAGTCTGGTTCTGCTGCTCCATCTGTATTAATCGCCCATGCAAGAACTCATTCTCAACTCGGACAACCTCTAGGAAAAGAATTTCTTCTTTGTAGATTCCTATAGTTTCTTCATGTACAAGAGGATGAGCAAGTTGCAACTGGCCAGAAAGTTGGGCTCCTGGAAGATCTTTCTCTACTCTGATGAGGTGGAAACAGAAGACCTCTCTTCTCTTCAGAAAGAGATTGGTGACTCTCTAGCCTTTATCCACAAAGGTATAACACCGGAACAGTTTGACAACTGGTACGTCTACCACTCAAGCTTGTATTCTGCTTGGACAGGAACCGTAATGGACGTTGCCTACACTTATGAACCTTATGCTATCTTTGGTCCTCAAGGAAAGTTAACAGAGGCTATGATCAAAGATAACCTGCCTCTACCCATCGATATCTATGTGAGAAACTTTGTCTTGCCTTTCCCCAAAGGCTATTCACAGATTGTAGGAAGAGAGTTTACCAAGGCAGAAACACATGACATGAACCAGCTCTTGCTCATCATGGAATGGTTTGATACCTCTTGTTACCAACCGGTCTACTATGGTTACGAGGAAGCTATTGCCTTTCTAAAACTACATTTCAGGGAAGAAGACATGTATCCCAGTGATGACGATGAAGAAGATACACCTCGGCAAAGTTCCTAAAATATGCTTAGGTGCTACTGTGACGCAAGTTACGACCCTCGTTCTCGAGTTGCCGTTATAGGATGGAAGATTACACAAGGAGAAATTCATCATGAACTAATCCATGATACCAACATCAACAGAGCAGAACTACAGGGTATAATAAATCTTATCAAGTATCTAGAAGAGGAACATAGCAACGTTACCATCTTCACCGACTGTGAGAATATCGTTAACAAACATCAGCAACGAGAGGAGATTATCTCTAGGAATTTCCTTACTAAGAATGGTAAAGAGATAGCCAACTCTGATCTACTACGAGAGTTCTTTTCTATCTGTACAGACAACATAACCATTAAACACATTCAAGGCCACATGGCCAAGCACCTGATGAGTGATGATAACAAGGAGTTTGCCTTGGTTGACAAACACGTGAGAAGAGTTCTCAGACAGCACCTCAAGAGTGGATAACACCCAAGGTAAGAATAAATTAGTATTTTGTTAAATACTAATTTACATCCACTCCAAACTAGAAGAGTGGAGGAATTGGTTTTTTCTGAACAGCAGCCCCTACTCTCTTATGCAAACTTCTACATTCTCTAGAGAGACATGGCATCTTTCATCATAGATCCTCGAGTACACATTACAGTAATAATAGAACACAAGATGTTCTATTCTAACGACAATGTACTGAAGCCATACCCGACACGTTCTCACTTCTCTCCATAATTTTATTTAGTCTTGTAAAACTAAATAAAATTATGTGTGAAACTCTAGAATTCGAGATACCTGTCAATGATCTGATCAAGGGTACAAAGTTACTCATTCCAGGCCTGGACGTTACCGTCTTTTCTTATCGTAATAGTATTTGCCCTTCTCGTTATGGTCAAGGGATTAGATGCTTTTGGGAAGGTGACCTAGAAGTGGTGCTAGAAGTAGACTCACATAGCGCAGGTTCTGGTAAGAGAAGGATAACCCTTAACGATCACGATGCCAGACAAACCAAGCAGAGTTTTTATCGTTCTGATAAATATAGCTACCGCTTCGTGGGTACAAAGTCAAAGATTGTAAATAAAATACACACCTTTCTTATTGTAGAGGTGCAGATCTGTCCCCTTTAGGTGTGATCATGCTAATACATATTTGTCAATGACAAATATGTATTACAACATTCAGGATATAGGGTCCTCTACGGGAGCGACTTGCTGGGCAAAGGAACTATTTTCTTCTATCCATTTCAGCAACTCTGTATTTCCGCGCTCCAAAGCTATAGAATAAACTCTTTCAGTCCAAGGACAACCATTAGCACGAGCCCACTGGAGAATCTCTAAATCACCGCCATAAGCGGCCTCTGAACAAACCCACTCATTCCAAGGACAGCCATTAGCACGAGCCCACTTTAGAGTCTCTAAATCACTGTACAAGACAGCGTTTATGCAAACTCTCTCATCCCAAGGACAACCATTCTCTCTGGCCCACTTGAGAACTTGCACATGATTTGCCGTCATAGCCTTATAACATGTTTCTTCGTTCCAAGGGCAACCGTTGGCCCTGGCCCACTGTAGTACCTCTAGATGACCACTCTTTGCAGCATTGTAACAAGTTCCTTCATTCCAAGGACAACCGTTAGCTCTGGCCCACTGTAAAAGTTCTAGATGACCTTTCATGGCAGCATTAGAACAAGTTCCTTCATTCCAAGGACAACCGTTAGCTCTCAACCACTGTAGTACCTGCAGATGTCCTCCGTATGCAGCATAAGAGCAAGAGAGTTCGTTCCAAGGACAACCATTAGCTCTGGCCCATTGTAATATTTCCAGATTTCCATTACCCGCAGCCCCTGAACAAACTCTCTCATCCCAAGGACAACCGTTAGCTCTCAACCATTGCAGAATCTCCAAATCAACCCAAGCAGCCTCTGAACAAACCCAAGCATCCCAGGGACAAGCGTTAGCTTTGGCCCATTGCACAATTTCCATGTGTCTATTTCTAATAGCTGAACTGTATACTCTCTCGTCCCAAGGACAATTATCACCTCTCAACCACTGTAGAATCTCTAGATAACCACCCTCAGCGGCAGCAATGCAAGCTCCAGCATTGCAAGGGCAACCATTGGCTCTCAACCATTGCAGAACCTCTAGATAACCTCCCCGAGCGGCGTCGGTACATGTCCGTTCATTCCAATCATAGTCGTTAGCTCTGGCCCATTGCAGCACCTCTAGCTTTCCCTCACTCGCCGCCTTCGTGCAAATGTCTTTGGGAACGTACTCACGGTTAAAATCTAATAGATGAATGAGGTTTTCAGCATAGGCGGCGTTGAACATGCTCACAGAGGGAGAAAACTCTATCTCCTTTCCTTCTTTGAGAAGCTGATTGAGGTGAAACCCATGGCTAGTTACAGGTGCTATTCTTCTAAAATCAACACACACTTGTCTGTTGATAAAGTTGTAGGTAGAGAAAGAAAAGACGGCTTCGTAGATAGACTCCATTAAAGGCGGGGATAAAAACCCACTTTTGCAATTTGTAATATCATATATTACAAATTACTCCCCAGGACAGATGTTATCTGTCCTTTTTAAAGTACCAGGGAAGCTTCCCTGGTACTCGATACACATAGCAAAAGTATCTATAGATTTTTCACAAGATTCTTTATTGTACTTGCTGTGAAAGGGAACATCTCTTGTGATGTTTCACTGCTTGTCTAGTAGACCAACCTCTACAGAGCATTGAGTATATGCCTTGTCTTGCTTGTATCGTCCATTTTTAGAAAATAGACTTTTCTTTAATCTCTATCTTCTCTAGATCACCAGTCTGCAGGTCCATGTAGAAATCGTAGATCCATCATCGTTATCTGGTGAGCAAAGATTACTAATATGCTTTGGGCTGTAAGCATAAGGCTCATACTTCTTGTAATACATTGTTGAAGCAATGCTATGTATCGATCATCAAAGTCTTTGGCGTCAACATGGTTCTTGTGTGCGTTATCCTTGAGAAGAAAGGGATGAAACATGACGATTAACCAGGCATCAGATACTAGCGTATAATTTGTAATATCGTATATTACAAATTACTTGTGAAGTTGTTGATAGATGGTCTTTCGATACTCTACACATGCAGCAAAGGCATCTACAGCCTTGTTACAAGCTCTATTACTATTCTTAGGGTACTTGCAAAATTTTTCTACAAAGGAAATTTCAACAGAGCATTGTTCGCGTAGCTTGCCCTTCAGAGTAGAATCCATCTCTTTCGAAATAGGGTCCATTTTTAATCTTTAGAGAATAGCAATCATTCATCAGATGTTTAGTTACGGAGAGCATTAGAGGCAATGTTTCGATACTCGGTGGCATCAAAGGCGCCTAGAAGTAGAGCAGCAATGAGGAGGACGATAATAGCAATAATAGCCCACCAGGTTGATGACATTTTAAGAAGGTGTAAAAAAATTACCGAAAAAATAATGCGAGTTTTGGTCATTGGTGATCCACACTTTAAGGAGAGCAATCCCTCAGAGTCTGAGGAGATGTCTGAAAAGATCTGTCTGATTGCCCTGAGAGAGAAACCAGATCTTATCGTTTGCCTGGGTGATGTACTAGACCGACATGAAAAGATCTCTCTCTTTGCTCTGCGTCGGGCTACCTTTTTTCTAGAGAAACTTTCTCTAATAGCCAAGACCTATGTTCTAATAGGCAATCATGATAGACCAAACAACTCTACCTATCTTACCGATGAGCATCCTTTCCTAGCTTACAAGCATTGGGGGCAGAGACTAGTCATAGTAGATAACGTTCTACGAGAAGGAGAGCTGCTCTTTGTACCTTATGTTCCTCCTGGTCGCTTTCTAGAGACCCTGCAAGGGGTGGAGGAGTGGCAGAAGAGCAAGGTTATCTTTGCCCACCAAGAGTTTAGTGGAGCTCGTATGGGTGCTATAACATCTTCTGTAGAGAAATGGCCCGAAGAGGCACCTTTTGTCATCTCTGGTCACATTCACGATTACCAAAGAGTGCAAGACAATCTCATCTATGTGGGTACTCCTATCCAACACGCCTTCAATGACAACCAAAACAAAACTATCTCCCTCTTCGTCCTAGGTGAGAGTACCTTTCCTAAAGAGACTAGAATAGACCTAGAGTGTAAGAAGAAGAAAGTTTTACACCTCAAGGTTGCTGACCTGGAAACCTTTGTTCTGCCCGAGAACGTCATCCTAAAGTTGGTAATAGAAGGAGAGAAGGAAGAGTTGCGTTTGCTACAGTCTGCTCCTCTCATCAAAGAACTAAAGAGCCAAGGAGTTAAGGTTCACTTCAAACCTCTAGATAAGAAGGAAAAGTTTGTCTACAACCGAGAAACCAGCTTCTACTCTACCTTGCAAGAGATGGTTAAGGATGATGAGCTTCAGGTAAGGTGGATGAAGAAGATTCTGCAGGACATTTCCTAAAATATATTACCTAGTAGGTAATATATTTCTCTACTTTTAAAATGGAAGAAGTGTACATCAGAGTCTTTGATTTAGACTATCCTCTACCGATAACTGTTTTGAACAGGTCAAACTTTCTTCGTTCTCTGTTTTCAGGACGCTATTCCAGAGAAGAAGCAGAATTAAATCTCGATCCTGATCTCCAAACCACCTTTAACCTGGTGTATGCTTACAGGAGAACTTCCATCTGTTCAGGCTGATTACTTTGAAGATCTGGTTTTTCTAGCTTCTTACCTAGACATACCTGTTCTCTTGGATTATCTGTCTACGCAAGTAAAGACTCTACCTCAGAGAGTGATAGATGCCTGTGAAGAATGTCTAGAGGTTCCTGAAATTAGAGAGGCTATTTTGGATTACTATCTGAGAAAGAGCACTTATTTCACTGCACGTGCTCCCCGTTGGGTGAAACAAGAGTTTCTAGAAAGAGAAACCAAAGAATTACCCGAGGACAACTCTCAACCTCTGTATATCATCCTTCCTAGACAAGACCTCTTTGCTCTCTCTTCTCAGAAAGAAAAAGTTACAGGTTCTAACTCTCGTTATTCCAGATATCGAAAACCTAAAAATACAACTCCACAGTCGGTAACTTTACCACACTTGCAAGAGCAAACCAACTTGCATCTCTTGGGTAGAGAATTTTATTCTTGCCCGGAAGGTCTCTATCTGAAAAATTCCGATGGTAGTCTTTGGTGTGGTTCTTACACTGGAGAAGGAACTATACCTTACAAGAGTGTAAAGAGTCCTTACGGGTTTACAATCTTCCTCCCTAGAAATTTTAAGGGAGATTATGTCTATTCTACAGACTATGAGGTTACCCCTTTGGGAGTGGTAGTGTTTCACCACTAGAGTGCATGGAAATATATTATCGCTGATAATATATTTGTTATGAAAGAGGGACAAGGGTGTAATTCTCATGGACACTTGTAACTTGCTTAATTTGGACTCTTTGTGCCGCAATGGACAACAACCTCAAGACCTAGAGTTTAGCATGCAACTGCTAGAGGAGGCTATAAAGTTGGGTTGTGTTAACGTCTTGGAATGCAGTGGTGAAGTTCCTTACAACACGTGCACTCTGGCTGCCGCTCATAACCAACTAGAAGTATTAAAGTGGGGTTTGGGCAAGGGCAAAAGAAAAGACAGAGAGATCTGCAATCAGGCTGCCCTGAACGGTCATCTAGAGATTCTAAAATGGGCCGTTGCTGACGGTTGTCCTTTACAAAAAGAAGCTTGCTCTTTGGCCGCACAAGGAGGTCATCTAGAGATAGTAAAGTTTCTAGCTAGCAAAAAGAAATGGGATGAACAAACTTGCACTCTGGCCATTCTACACGATCATCTAGACATCTTTAATTGGTGTGTAGAAAATGGTTGTCCTGTCGATGAAAGCACCTTTGCAGCTGCGGCCGGTAAAGGTAACCTAGACCTATTAGAGTTTCTGGAAAGCAAAGATTGTGATTGGGATTGCAGCGCATGTGACTCTGCAGCCTACTCTGGACAACTAGAGACACTAAAGTGGTTGAGATGGAAAGGTTGCCTGTCATGGGGAACAAAGACTTGCTCGGAAGCTGCTCGTGGTGGTCAACTAGAGGTCTTGAAGTGGCTCAGAGGTAACAGCTGTCCTTGGAACGAAGAGACGTGTTTTGAAGCTGCTCGTGGTGGTCATCTAGAGATTCTAAAGTGGGCCAGAAGTAAAGGATGCAAGTGGAATTTTAGTGTATGTACTACGGCAGCCTCTCATGGTCATCTAGAGGTCTTGAAGTGGTTAGTAAGCAATGGTTGCCCTTGTGAAGCTTATGCTTGTTTTAATCTTTCTCGTTCTCATGACCATGTAAGAGATTGGGTTGCCTGCTACTTTGGCATCCAAAGGTAAATAATTTATAACCCACTGGGTTATAAATTACACAGAAGTCAACAGAGGAAGTCTAACTCGACTTCTAGGGTTACCTCCTTTCTCTCTTTTGTAAGTTGCCAGAATAGAAGGGTCTAGTTCAAGTAGACCATAGTAGGAAAGACGATAGAGAATGTCTCTAGCTTCTTCTTTACTAATAACCCTCTCCAGGTCGGCATCGTTCTCTTTGTCCTCTACAGAGAATATAAACTCGTCTCCTCTCTTACTCAGGTGCAAGTACAATTCCTCAGGAATGTCATCTCTGTCTAAATAAGCAAACTCAACCAAAGGTATGTCCTCCCTGAAAGAGACCTCTTCTAGTTCACGTGTATCTCTAACCTGCTTGGAATAGAAATCTACAGAGATTAGAGCAGAGAGGTCGGGATCTGCTTCTCCTAGCAACTCAACATGTCTAATTTTATAAAGAGGGATAGGTTTGAAGAGATCCAACCTAGGTCGGCGCTTCTTCTCATACAAGGATAGAACGTAATCTGCCTTTTCTCTAGAGAGAAGAGAAGCACGATAGATAGACATCCAAGAAGGTAGATCGGTACCTTGTTCAAGCAAGGTTAGACCTTCTCTCTCAAAGATGCCACGCCAAAGATACTTATCAGAGCAAAGATTTTGGTATTGCTTGTTGCTGTTACAAAAGGCAGCCAGATCTCTAATGGGCACCTTTTCCAGAACCAATAGAGAGACCTCATCAGGCAACTCTTGCATTTTAGTTGGAATATATTATCTCTCGTGAGAGATAATATATCTAGAATTCATCCATCGTAAGAGTAGATATCATTGCAGGAAACCTCCAGGTTGACCTTTTTCTGTTCTCTTCCGCATATTCGGTAAAGAACGTCTGATCAGGTTCAAAGAGGTTATAGTAACAAAGACGATAGAGAATGTCCCTAGCTCTCTCTTTACTAACTCTCTGTTCAAACACCGCTTTACTTGCAGAGGGTATATATTCTATCTTAAGAACAAACTCCTCTCCCCTCTTGCTCAAAGAGAGAAACAGGCTTGTAACACGCTTTGGTTCCGTAAAGTTTTCTTCCGGTAGACCATGAACTCGCAATCTTGTATTTATAGCCTGTGCACCTTTGATCTGTTGCGCATAGATGTCCTCTTCTATCAAAGTAGATATTTTTATGTCCTCCTCTCCCAAAAGCTCGGCATGTCTAATTTGGTAAAGAGGAACAGGATTGCACACGTACAACCAAGAGGGTCTGGTCTTTTCATAGAAAGAGATAAAGTAGTCAGCCTTTCTCTTTGCCAAAAGAGAGTTGCGATAGATCAGAACCCAGGAAACAATGTCCCTGCCTTCTTCCAAGACACGCAAATCTTTTCTAGAAAAGATATTCGACCAAAGATATTTTTCTGAACAAAGAGCACGGTACTGTCTATTACTGGCACAGAAAGCAGGCAAGTCTTCTACAGGAACCTGTTCCAGAATGGAAAAAACAACCTCGTCAGGCAACTCTTGCATTTTACTACAAGTAGAAAATATATAACCTCAAGGTTGTATATTTAGAAAAGTCTGATCGGTGTTGGTGATAGATTAGCAATCGTAACATACAGACCGTAGTAAGAAAGACGGTAGATAATATCAAACATGACACCTTCACCTATAGTCCTTTCAACGAGAATCTTTTGGTTCTCTTCCAGCGACTTGTTAAGATCCGTATCAAAGGTAACTAGAAAGTAGTAAAACTCTTTACCTTTCTTACTCAGGACGAGATACAAACCCTTCTCCACACCCTGTTCAAGAATGTCTTTTCTCAAGGGATCAGCCATCATGACAGCCTTTCCTGTAGCAACAACATCATACCTAGGCAAGGAAAAGGGTACAGGGTCGATCAAGAATGGGTAATCCTCTTGTTCTTTACAAGAAGCCAGAAAGTCTTTGGTTACTTTCTGGCTCACCAGTGCCTTTCTATACAAAGCAAGCCAGAATATAAAGTTGTACCCTTTGTCTAAAATTGGTAAGCCCTCCTGGTTAAACAGGTTTGTCCAAACTTGGTTATCAGAACATAGTAACCTATAGTTCTTACAGGTTTTGTAAAGAGAACATAGAGCATGCAAGGATAGACACTTGATAATCTCCAAAGTAATCTCGTCAGGTAACGGCCGCATCTCCAGATATTAAAGTTACGACTTTAATATCTCTTCTCTAGTATTTTCTCTTGTTCAAACTTCTCAAGGCCAGGTAACTAAGCACTCTCATGATCAAGGTCATGCCTACCAGAAACAACATGTCTCCCCAGAAAGTAGTGTCTACTCCGTAACGATCAAGTACGTCCTCACCACTAATGGGGTTGTTAAGGTAAGCAGAAGGAGAAGAGGGAGTAAACCGGTGCCCTACAAAGTCCAAATCAGCTATCATGAGGGCCTCGTAAGGATACTTTACAATGGAAAGCCATCGTGACCAAGAGAACCATACCGGTATATCTCCAGAACTAACCAAGAAGGAAGCTAGCGCACTAGAACACATACCTAGAGTACCAGCAAAGCGAACCGACTTGCCTGTATCGGTTATGATAGAACTTAGTAGAATGCCCATAGAAGAGTTCATGAACAGCACCAAGAAGAGGATGAGCAAGTAAAGAAAGTAGCCTTGGGCCGTGTCTGAAAGACCAATCATCCAATAAGTTATGGTGCAAAAGAGCAAAGGTAGAACCAGTTCTACAGGTGTTTCTCCGATAATCTTACCTAGAAAGTAGGCAGAGAGACGATAAGTGGCAGAAGACCTTTCCTTCTCCACCACACTTCTCTCTGGTGCAAACGAGTAGATAGAGAGAATGGCACCTTGTATGGTCCAAAACACAACCGAGTAAAAGAAGAATCCTCCTCGTGAAGGAATGGAGGCCTCTCTATCCTGGAGCTGAAACCATACACAACCAAAGACGACCGAGATAACTGCTATCTGTAAACAATAGAACCAGGTTAGTAGTTCCTTCCTTCTCTGTTTGAACGACCTCCAAGACAACATGAGTAGTTGTAGATAGAAGGGGATGGCATACTTGCTAGTCTTTGCTTTACTTTCTCTAGCCTTTTCCATCTCTTGGTCGAGTGCATCTTCCTCTTGTGGAGGATTCTTATCTTGCATCTTCTCGATTAGATTCCTAACTAGGTGTTTGCTTTCTTCTCTACTAACCTGTTCTATCATGTACTCTGCAGGGTTGATATGGTCAGCACAAGGAGGGAACCCTTCCTCTTCCATGTGGGAAAGAAACCTCTGCGGACTACCGTCATAGGCCAAGTAACCTCCCGTGGTCATGAGCATGATTCTATCAAACAAATCAAAGATAAACGAAGAAGGTTGGTGTATGGTGAGCAAAACCATGTGACCTTGGTTGGCCAGTTCCCTAAGATACGATATTAACTTTACTGAAGTGGCCGAATCCAAGCCTGAAGTAGGTTCATCGAGAAAGATGAGAGGTGGTTTGTGCACAATCTCTACCGCAATGTTAGTCCTCTTCCTCTCTCCTCCAGACACACCTCTCATCCTAGCTCCTCCCACCGCAGTGTTGGCACATCTCTGTAAAGAAAGTTTTTCTAGTAACTCTTCCACTCTCTCCTTTACAGAGCCCTCTTCCATCTTCATCCGAGCAGCAAAAGAGATAGTTTCTCTAACTGAGAGGTGGTGAAAGAAGATCTCTTCCTGCATGGCATAACCTACCAGTCTCTTGAGCAGAGAAGGCTTTGCTTTCTCTCCATTCAAGGTTACATTGCCTGTAGGTATCCTTCCAGAGAGAATGTTTAGTAGAGTGCTCTTTCCCGCACCAGAAGGACCCATGATAGCTACCATCTCTCCTGATCTAACCTGGCCAGAGATGTTGTTAAGAATAGGTTTCTCCTTCTTACAAAAAGGGTAACCCGTCTTAACTGCATAGTTTATATCGTTCCACTGTAAGATATAGTCCTGCATAATTACATATGCGTGCACACCTTCATATACCTAGTGCGTCTGTTAGATAGAGATTAACCCTGAAGAATGCAAAAGGACCTCTTTACTAAACCAATTCGGATTGCCTTTACTCTCTTAACAGGTTACACCCAACAACACACAGGGTTTTGTCAAAGGTTACTTTCTAGATAGATGTTTGTGAAAGCGTACCGTTAGATGACACCTCATGTCATCTAACGACAGTAAGAAAAGGGCGCAAGGTGCTCTCTTCTAACGACAGGTAAGAAAGCAAAAGGCGTTCTCTAGAATATTAGGTTCTGGTCTACTTGTGAACTTACTCTTGAGAACGATTGGCACCAACTTGTAGACATTGCAGAGAACCTTCTCTTCTGATAACATTAGATACCGATCGTCCTCAGAGTAAGTTCACAGGTTAGTACCCATCCAATCAAAGAGTAAGTTACCCTTCCAGTAAGAAGAGACTTTGAGCGATAGTAAAGCTCCCTCGAGAACGGTTGATTCTAACTGTTCAAAGGGTACCAATCGTTCTCAAGAGCAATCTCGGTATACGTAGTTGGTACCAATTGCTCTTGAGAGGTGTTAACAGCACACATTCAACCAAACCAGATAAGCTAGCGCATGACATTGTAAAGAAGGTTCTCTACAAGTTGGTACCAATCCCATCCAAATTTAGTTAGTAGAGAACGATTGGTACCAAGTGTCGTTAGAGAGCACCTTGTGCTCTCTAACTGTAACCAACCTGTAAACTTGCTCTTGAGAACGATTGGTATCAACCCTAACCTTGAGTATATTTTGTCCTGAAGGTTAGTACCAATCTCATCTCTACTCTAGATATAATGTAATTGGAACGATACCAAGTTAACACCTATCAAGAATAAACAGTGCCGGTCTTATCCTTTCTAATAAGGTTGCTTTCAAGAACGATAGATGTCAACCCTGGATGTATTTAGTAGAGAACGATTGGTGCTAACCTGTAAACACCTCTCTTGAGAAAGTTCAGTGCCAGCTTTCCTTAGCTAGTAGTGAACTCTTGAGAGTTAAGATTGCTCTTAGGATGCTTGGTGTTAGTCTTTACTCCAGGCAACTTAATACCGATCGTTCTCTTCCTGGTAGATAGAAGAGAACGATCAGACCCGAGTTAGTAGAGATCGTTCTCTACTAAGTATAGTACCTGGTCGTTTCCGATAGCAACCTATATTAACGACTAGACAGCTAACCGCTCTTGAGAGCAAGTTCGCAGGTTATCATCCAACTAACCAAACTAGTTAGAGCCTTCTCTGAATGTTTACAAGTTGGTACCAATCATCCTCAAGAGCAAGTTCACATGATAGTCTTTGCTCTTCTCTCGATAAACAGGTTTTTTATAAATGAGAAGGGGTACAATTAAAAACCTCATGAGGATTTACATTAGACACGCAGAGAAGGAACACGTGAACGGATCAGAAGGAGCAGAACACCCTTTCGATCCATCACTGACAGAAGAGGGAATGGAAAGGTGCTCTGAGGTGGCGGATGAGCTGTATAAAACCTTTGGTATGCCCACCCTTCTCATCGTCTCTCCCTTTCTCAGAACTAGACAAACGGCAACCGCAATAAGGTCTCGTCTTTTACAACTTTCAGGACAAGAGGTACAGATGGTCTGTGAAAACAAAGTTGGAGAGTATCTAGGTAACCATCGTATCACAGACAAGAACAAGGCTTTCACCTACAAGACTAGGATCTACAAACCTCGTGTAGAAACCTGTATGTCCCACTTCGACATTAGGGTTAAGAAGCACAACGATGAGATGGGCAGTCTGGATGGGGAAGATTTTAACTTTTGGATCATCACTCACGGTTTGGTAATTAAGAAGATTAGCAAGTTTAACGGATGCTACTTTCCCGGCTATCCAAACTTTCTCTCTGGTCTAGTCATAGGTGACAAGATAACCACCTTTGGTAATTGGAAGTAAGATCGCTATTGGCGATCTTAACAAGTAAGAACTACATTCTTGGCTCTCTCTCTTTATTAACCTCGTTGGGTTAATAAAAAGTATTCTAACCTTACCTTTTCTTATGTACAAACTTGCTATCACGTAGCTCATACACGAAACAACTCTTTTCTATTAGGTTTCCACATCTGCAAGTTCCATATGACCAGATCACTGGTGTGTGGCATCTTCCACACACGGGGTACTTTACCTTACCTTTGCTTTCGTATACGGGAACGCCTTCCATGATTATTGCGAACCTGAAAATATCAGGTTGATAGAAGATAAAGAGGATAATCTTTGTCATGTTTGAAGTTCTACCTAACGAAGTCTTGGGTCTTATTGGAGAATATCTATGTTATGTGGACATTACAGCCTGGAGGTTTTCATGTTCTCAGGTTTATTATAACCTCTCCCCTCCAAATATAACAAAGCTGGTTAAGAAGGAGCTGAGCAAGTACATTGACAGAGAGGATGAGTTTATCGACCTGCTCAACACAAAGAAGGCTATCCTAGCTGGTTCCTTCATGGTTAAAGTTTTATACAATACAGACTGGGAACCTGGAGATATAGATGTCTTTGAACACCCTGAACAAGAGAGTGAAGAGTGTTCCTCCCCTTTGGAACCAAAGACAAACTATGCTTTTCTATCAAGTATAATTGAGGAAGAGACTCACAAGACCTTTCACGATTGCTTGCCTTCTCTATGCATGAGGAAGCTTCCTATCTCTGGTGAAAAAAGATATATAAGCAACAAAAGATCCCATAAGACGATAAACTATATACTTCCTCTACAGAACATAACTCCAATGCGCAGGGTATACGAGGCCTTTGATAACGACATTGTTAAGATTGCCTACTACCAAAATAAACTTTATGTAAAGGATTGGAACAAGCTCTTTGTTCGAAAGAGCTACACCGTACCTTCTTATGTAATGTGGATAGGATGCTATGATAGTATGCATTCTTCTATAAGCAGCACAATAGAAGAAGTGGCTCTAAAGGAGATGAGGTTGAGAAATGCAAAGTACACCGAGAGGGGTTTCACTCTTGTCAATCATCCGCAAACTCTCTCCCTCATACAAAGATCTACAGAATATTCTACCAGCAAAGAGGTAAACGCAGATTACGATGAAGGTAAAAGTAAAAACTATGCTTACCTGTTTACTCTCTTGGACTTTAACAAGTACCTAGATGAAGAGTTGGATTAAATTTTATTAACCCTGAGGGTTAATAAAATTCAGGACAGAACAACGTCTCCTTGAGGAGAGACGGTATAACTTTCAGAGACAATGTAATCACGAATAAAGTTTTCAGGCACGAGAACCAGATAACCATAGGTACTTTGTAGAGCCTTGTAACCTCTGATACGATCGTCTGCAACTTTGACTTGAGCACAACAGAGTTCTCCAGCTCGATTCATTCTAAGATAAGGGTAATGCTTGGAACAAAAGAAAAACTCATCACCTACTTTGTAACTTGTTCTTCCTGCCGCAGTGTTTCTGCCAACCTCTTTGGTGTTAAGAAGTGCAGGTTGCATTACTCCTTGACATCTTCCCGAATAACCATGAGGGTACCTATCCCTGATAGTTTTGAGATTTGTTTCAGACATGGCTCTCTTGCGAAAAAGAACAGAGAGACGAGAAAAGAGTTGACCTCCTTGTTCAGGTATCTCTGTCTCTCTTGCCAAGATCTCTTGTTGAACCCAGTTGGGCAAATCGGCAAAGTAAGGGGTGTTGTTTACATAGTAGGAAAAGAAAGCACCCACAACTTCAGGAACCTCAAGACATTCCACACAAGAATCTGCAACCTCTCTGGGTAGAGTTTCTATTCTTCTTGCTAGATAAGAGATAAGGTCGGGACTGTCCAGGTAAGAAGCCACAAAGAGAACATCCTGAAACAAGTTATCAGGTATATCTATTATCTCTCTCGTGACAAGATAATCGTAAACAATGTCAAAGGCAGGCTTCAAAGATTGGTCCAGGTCCAAAGCTGCAATGCGCTTTTCTCTATATCTTCCACTAAAGAGAGATTTTAAAAACCTCGATCTTTCCAAGTCGGAGCGAGACAGTTCATAGTCTCTATCAAACACTCGCAAGACAAAGTCTGCTCTCTGCATTTTATGGGTGATGTATTTAGCAGGGTTAAAAATTAGTAGCTAAGCACGTCCCCTACAAAGTTTTCGGGAACGGGAATGATGTTGTCTTTTTGGTTAGTGCAAGTTTTGTAACACTTGATACAAATAAAAGACCATGCTTGTTTTGTTCTCTTGGACTTAACAAGCATGAAATAAGTTTTATTAACCCTTAGGGTTAATAAAGTTTTAGATGAATGATTTAACTAGAATGATGTTGGAGGAAGAGTTTCCCGAAGGTAAAATAGTATAATCTGTAGTTAAGATGTAATCACCAACAAAGTTTCCTGGAACGAGAATGGTATAACCTAGAGGACTACTAAAGGGTTTGTAAGATTTAATACGAGGGTCCCTTGAGGCAATCTTTCCACAACACAGTTCACCGCGACTGTTAAACCTTAGCTCTGGAAAAGCATCAGGACAGACTGTGAACTGCTCCAAGCCTATGTCAGAGACAAGGAAAGCTCTAGAGGTAATATTTTCAGCCTGAATTACTCTAGGTCTGTGTGCAGTCTGACAGGTTCTAGAATATCCAGGAGGATAACGTGCTCTGAGGTCTCGCAGATTGCTTCTATCTATTTCTTCATCGATCAAGGGAGGAAGTAGTAAAGTGTACAGTTCTCCTGATTTTACATTCTGCGCGGTTTGCTTTTGTAGAATTTCTTCCTGTACCCATTCTGGAAGTTCTGCAAAGTAACGGTGAACAGAAACGTGATACCTAAAGAGTACATTTCTAACTTCAGGCTCCTCGAGAAATTCCATGAAAGAAGTTAGAGTTTCCTCATCAAAATTCTGGCTCTCACTTGCCAAGGTGATAACTAGGCTAGGTATATTTAAATACGAGGCGAGAAAGAAAACGTCCTGAAAGAGTTCTCTGTTTGAAAGTATCGACCTATGATCTAGCCTTTGGTTAAGAAGATAATCATAGACAATCTCAAACGCAGGTTGCAATGATTGGTCTAGATTTAGTTCCACGTGCTGTTCTTCTCTATACTTTCCACTGAAGAGAGAAGTTAGAAACTTTGACCTTTGTACAGCAGAGGGGGGAAGAACATATCCTCTGTCAAAAACTTCGAGTGTAAACTCTGGTTCTTGCATTTTTACAGGAAATATATTTAATATCCACTAAATATATTTTGGGGTTGAGAAGCACCCTCAGTCAGTCGGCAATGACATACGCTTTCTTATCTGGTAGCACGATAGTCTATAATAAGTCTGATGTAACGAAAGGTATCCTCCTTCTTCTTCAGACCAGTGATGAAATACTCTTTATCATCAGGAGGAAACTCGGTATCTATATAGAGGTCCAGTTGGTTTCTAATGTCTGCCAGCTCAAAGCCACCTTCTCCTTTACCTTCGTTCTCTAGATTTTGCAAGATGACCAAGGCCAAAGCCAGGACGGCCATGTTCATAGTAGGGAACTGGGGTAGAGACTTCATCTCTTCTTGCCAGTTTTTACGCAACTCTTCCGTGACAGATGAAAACTTTTCAAGTTCATACTTTAGACGGTAAGCCCTGCCATCTATCATGGACATGGCACCAAAAGAAAAGAAACTAACTTTACCCCCAAAGCGGGTAATGGGTGCTCTCTCTGCCAGGTTCATTTACAAAGGTTAAAATTAATTAGAGTTGCCCTCTAGTTAATCTTCAAACTCGCAAAACTCGAAATCTATAACCTTAACCACATCATCCTTGATTAGCAAGTTGTAAGCATGAAAGTCACCGTGATAAACTCCTGCTTGGTGCATTCTTTCTACCAAGGACCTAATTTCTACCTTCACATGATTGGGACAGGGAAAGTAGGTGTCGAAATCATCTTCTATCTCTCTTGATTCAAGACACATCTCATACGGTCCGCCGTAAACTTTTGCCAGAGAAACTCCGTAAAGTTCTGTCTCTATATAATAAAAATAGTAATCTTTACCCACCCCTTCGTGGAAAATTTTACATTCCGATACTATTCCATGACTAATCAGAGAAGGACAGATACCTAGCCCTTCAAGTTTTTTATAGGCTTTGATCTCTTACGAGTACATATCCAGATTATCGTAAAACTTGTACTTTATGTATGTTTCAGGTTTTCTCTGCAACCTTTGTTTTAGAATTTTACATACATAGATTTCTGCATTGAGAAACGCATCGATCTTTACATCAGATACAAACTCTGTCTCTTGTCCCTCTAGGACCACAATATAAGAATACATAAGAAATTACCCCTTATGTATTGGTTCACTAACTAATCACGAAACTCGCAAAACTCGAAATCTATGATTTTTACCACATCATCCTTTATCAGCACGTTACTAGAGTGTAGGTCTTTGTGGTAAACACCTGCTTTGTGCATCTTGTCTACTAGATCTATGATCTGTGTTTGTACATGTTTGGGGTAAGGAAAGCAGAGAGCCAATTCTTTTCTATCTGGAGGTTTATCCTTGCACATATAGTACATGGAGGATGTACTAGCCCTTCCAAACCTCTCAACCAGGTCTACACCATAGTTCTCCACTTCTATGTAGTAAGCGTAAAGAGTAAACTTGCCTTTGTCTTCCTCAAGGGTGCTACCTAGCAACTGGTAAGAGACCTGACATTCAAACAGCACTCCATGGTGTAAAAGTTTAGGACAGACTTCCAAATGCGCAAGTTTAGAGTAGGCCTTGATCTCGTTCCGGTACAAAAGTAGGTCATGATCTAATTTATACTTTAAGTAACCTTTAGTGTTTCTCTCCTTCATACGCTCTGTTAGACACGAACCCAGATATTGCCGCACGAGAGAAGAATTAACTCCTCTAAACTCCACGTCTTTCCCCTCCAAACACAAACTATAAGAATACATGTCTCCTTGTGTATCCATCACTAACTAATCCTGAAACTCGCAAAACTCAAAGTCGATGATCTTTACTATATCGTCCTTTACTAGTACGTTTCCCGAATGCAGGTCTTTATGGTAGACTCCTGCCTTGTGTATCTTTTCTATTAGCTCTCTAACCTGTTTCTTAATATAGTCTGGGTAGGGAAAACAGTCGTTAAATTCTTCCTCATCTATATAGTTTTCTTTCCCCATACGTATAGAAAGTACAGAACCTGAACAAGGCTGTCCTCCGAGTCGCTTCCACAAACTTTCACCAAAGAGTTCTGTTTCTACATAGTAGCCGTAGAACGTGAATTGTTTGCTGCAGGTCAGACTCTTAACGGTATATTTAAAAACTACTCCATGGTCGAGAAGTTGAGGACATATGTCTAGATTGGCAAGTCTAGAATAGGCCTTGATCTCGTTACGATAGAGTTTAAGATTGCGGTCCAACTTGTATTTTACATAGCCCCTTGTTTCCCTCTGTTCCAACCTTGTCTTCAGAAGCAAGAGCAAATATTCTTCTATCTTTTGTAAGACGGATGAATCACAGTCTCCCGTAAACTCTATCTCTCCCGGATACAAACTATAAGAATACATAAGGAATTGCCTCCTTATGTATCCGTCACTACTTTACACAAACTCGCACAACTCGAAATCTATAGCCTTTACTATTCCCTCCTTGATAACCAAGTTGCCAGGATGAAAGTCCCCATGATAGACTCCTGCTTGATGCATCTTGTCTACCAGGCCTGATATCTGCCTTCTTATAAACTTTGGATAGGAAGAGAAATTAAACCTCTTCTCCACATCACGAGAGTCAAGACAAAGAGTACCAACGGTGACATATTCTAACCCCAAAGAGTGTCCATGCAGTTCTGTCTCTACAAAGTAAGCATAGTAGGTATGCTCTTGTACTTTGTCAGGTTTGGTCTTGTAAAATCTTCTAGTGTCCTTCTCTTGGATGATCTTGTACTCAAACACCACCCCATGGTCAAGTAACCTGGGACAAACGCCCAAACCTGCAAGTCTAGAGTAGGCCTTGATTTCGTTCTGGTAATATTTTAACTTGTGTGATATCCTGCGCTTAACATAGCTTTTCCTATTGCACTGAGTCTTTCTTTCTAGCAACTCTTCCATGTAAAGATCAAGCTCACACAAGGCATCAGACTTTGTTTCTCCTGTAAACTCTATCTCCTCTCCCTCAAGGAGCACGATATAAGAATACATAAGGAATTGCCTCCTTGTGTATCCATCACTAATCCTCTCTAAATTCGCACAACTCAAAGTCTATGAATCTTAGAATATTATCTTTTACTACTATGTTGCCTTGATGTAGGTCACCATGATAAACTCCCGCTTGGTGCATCTTGTCTATCAAGTTTCTAATCTGCTTCTTTACGTCTTCGCTATAGGGAAAGATAAAATCAAACTCATCATCGACGTCCACGTCTCTTGAGTCTAGTTCATACACCGCTCCTAGTTCAGGATGCATGCTACCCAAAGTACAACCATACATTTCCGTTTCTATATAGTAACCGTACAGTCTGCAAACCTTTCGTGATTGTTCATCATGGACCTTGCATTCAAGAACAACCCCATGGTTAAGCAACTCTGGGCAAACTTTCGAACCTGCAAGTTTAGAATAAGCTCTGACCTCGTTTAGATAATATTTTAATTTATGTGATGCTTTGTACTTGACATAGGTCCCTTGACCACGCTGTACTCTTTTCTCTACTACCCCTTGTAGATGAACTCTGATATGATATAAAACCTCTTCTTTTGTCTCTCCTGTAAAATCCATCTCTTCAGACCCATCCTGGAAGAATACAGTATAAGAAAACATAATTACCTCCTTGTGTATCCATCACTAGTAAACAGGAAGAAAAGTAACCAACTCAAAGTCTATGACCTTGATTTGTGCATCTTCTCCCTCTCCTGTGATAAGCAAGTTGCCTCCATGTATGTCATCGTGTACTATCCCCAGCTCATGCATTCTTTCTAAAACATGTTTAATCTTCTGGTTAATCTCGATGGGGTAATTAAAGTAAGCATCTATATCTTTTACGGTCTCTAGTGAAGTATCCCCCGCTGCGAGTGGATAGAGAATTGGAAACCTTTCATGAAGAGAAATACCAAACAGCTCTGTCTCGACATAGTAACCATACAAAGTAAATTCTTCTCCTTCTTCTACATTGTAACACCTAAATTCTTGATAGTCATAGCCAAGCAGCTTGGGACAAAGACCAAAAGGATAGAGGAGTTGATAGGCTTTAACCTCATTGTCAAACTTTTCTAGATTATCTTCTACTCTGTATTTAACAAAGCATCCTTCTCTAGCAGGTCTACTAATGTACTCTATTATCCTCTTGTTTATCTGTTCACACACTCTGTAATCCGAAGAACCAGAGAACTTCTCCTTGTCATCCACATACAAGATGTAATTAGACTGCATGGTCTTGTTCTTGGCATCCTAGCCTCTGTTTATAGCTTTGCATATTTTAGAAGAATTTGTTAAAGGTCCAACGGGGTAATTTCATCATGGATGGTATCTACTTTTCTATCATGTCTAGTTTGTCTCCTCTAGAGATTATTAAACTAGGACAGTGTGATAAACATCTGCGAAACCTTTCCCTAGACGAGAGTCTATGGAAAAGCCTAACCCTCAAACATTACCCTGCCTGTACCAAGAGTAGATACCCTTTTCTCTCTTGGAAGCAGTATTACCTAGAACTCTATCTCTTTTCTCAGGTCTCTTGTCTAATACTATCATGCAAGGACCAGGTCTATCCCGTGCTTGACAACTACCGTTTCTTCTTTGATCATACCCTCTTTACCCTGCAAAGAATAGACACAGGCCAAGAGAACAACTCGGGCGAGGACGTGTACTATTCCGATTTCATCGTGAGAGCAAGATGCTCTATAATAAAGCAAGACTTTCTCAGACTCTATCAAGCTTGGACAGAACACATGCAAGGTCTAGGTTATGCAGATTTCTATTACCTAATAGTCTATAGCGAATAATTATTTCTAGTATATTAAATAAATGCTACTCTTGGCTACTGTAATTTACGTTATCTGCTATCTGTATTACAAGTATTACAAGACGGTATTTAATCCCTCTCGTCTTCTCTTACCCAAACCAGAAGAGGTGGAAGAAGTTAGGATTAAGAGCGGTACAGGAGAGCTGTACGCTTGGGAGAGGATAGTAGAAGATAAACCTCTACTTATCTACTTTCACGGCAACAACCTTAACCTAACCTTTCGTTCTTACGTGGTCTCTCTTTCCAAACTACTAGGTTACTCTCTTCTCTTGCCCGATTACCGTGGTTTTGGTAAATCTCCTGGTTATCCTAATGTACACTCTCTACAAGAAGACGCGCTAGCCGTCTATGCTTACGCCAAGACCAAGAGTAAAAGAATTATTCTCTGGGGAGAGAGTCTAGGAGGTTACGCTGCCTCTTACTGTCTAACTCAACACCAACCAGAGAAACTAGTTCTCTTCAACACCTTTTCCAACCTAACTCAGGTCTCTCCTCTCTGTCTACGCCCTCTCTTTCTCTACTTTCCCAATCTTTGCAACCAAGAGTTTCTCAAGCACTACAAGGGTCCTTCTCTAGTCATCCATAGCAAAGGAGACACCTTTATTCCCTTTTCTCAGGCCGAGAGAAACCACAAACTCTTGTCCGGCTTCTTTCTAGAGATAGCAGGTGACCACTCTACCCCAGACTTTACCCTGGATAATTTCTACACCTTGCTCGACTTTCTACAAGTTAAGCATCCTCGAGAAGAAGATTGTCAAGCCTGGATCGAAGTTGCTAAGCGCGGGTTTAGTTAGAAACAAGAGTTCTGGTTAGAGTTTTTAGATACATCATGCATCTAAAAACTTTTCTAGGTTAATATCACGAGCAACCTTAACCAGAGACGATTTTAGTTTTATAAGAAGGGGTGTCAACTCTCTTACCGAGTTTAATCGCGAGCAAAGGTTCTCCCGGTTAGTTTGACAGAAGACGTTTATCAAGTGTCTCTTTGTTAACATTGTAGAGTCTGCTTTGCGGTGTTGTAAGGTTAAAGCACGACCCGGTAAGGCTCGGGTGTGTCTAACCAAGATGTGAGCTGGTTTACACTTTACTCTCGCGAGGACCTTCTCTGCAAAGTTAACCTAAGTTACTACTTCTCTACAGAGCAAAAGGTAGAAGCTGGTTAGTTTGTTACTTACAAAGCAATCTCTGACCTGAAGGTTACCCTTGGTTAACTTTGCAAAGAAGGTTCTCACGAGAGTAAAGGTAGAGATGGGTTAGTTTGGTACCAATCGCTCTCCACTAACTAAATTACATCTAGGGTACGGTTTAATACCGATGGTTCTCATGATAGTAAAGGTTACCTCTGTTAACTTTGCGGAGAGTGTTCTCTCAAGAGTAAGGTGTGAGCTAGCTCACACCTAGGGTATAGTTTGGTACCAATGGTTCTCTTGAGTAAAGTGTGAGCTAGCTCACACCCTGGTTAGTTTGGTGCAAAGGTTATCTTGAGAGCAAAGGTGGTTAACTTGTAGAGATCGTTCTACACTAACTAAATTACATTTGGGGTACGGTTTAGTACCAAAGGTTCTCATGAGAGTAAAGTGTAAGCTAGCTTACACTTGGGTTAACTTTGTAGAGTGTTCTTATGAGAGCAAGGTGTGAGCTAGCTCACACCTATGATTAGTTTAGTGCCAATCGTTCCCTACAAACTAAATTACATCTAGGGTGTGGTTTGGTACCAATCGTTAACTTTGTAGAGAACGTTTTCATGAGAGTAAAGGTAGAGGTTGGTTAGTTTGCAGGGAAGGTTACTTACAGAGCAAAGGTGGAGTGGATAGCTCTTTGTTCTCACAAGACTTACCCTGCAACGTTAACCAAGGGTATCTTTGTAATAATATCTAATATGTCTTCACCAAACCAAACAGCCCTTCTATTCCAAATCGTACCTTGGCCATCTTTCCCATTAAGCCTACGCTTGATAATCTTAACATTGCAAAGAACCTTCTTTGCAATGCATTAGCCAGTTAGATCTAACCCCAAGATAGCCGAAGAAAAGTTCTGTACAAAGTTAACCGGGGGTTGCATTCTCTCTGTAAGTAACCTTCTCTTACTAAACTAACCAGGGTGTGAGCTAGCTCACACCTTACTCTCATGAGAACGATTGGTACCAAACTGTACCCTAGGTGTAATTTAGCCAGTGGAGAACGATTGGTACCAAACTGTACCCTAGGTGTAATTTAACTCACACCTTGCTCTCATGAGAACACTCTCCACAAAGTCGGAAGAGGGTGATCTTCAGGTCAAAACCACCTCTATCTTTACTTCAGATAACTTTCTCTACAATGTTAATCACCTCTACCTTTACTCTGTAGAGAACGATTGGTACCAACTTGTACCCTAGGTGTAATTTAGTTAGGGAACGATTGGTACAAAGTTAACCCAAGTGTAAGCCAGCTTACACTTTACTCTCATGAGAACGATTGGTAAACTAACCCACCTCTACCTTTACTCTCAAGGTAACCTTTGTACCAAACCGTACCCTAGGTGTAATTTAGTTAATAGAGAACGATTGGTACCAAACTAACCAAGGGTAACCTTTGTACCAAACCGTACCCTAGGTGTAATTTAGTTAATGGAGAACGATTGGTACCAAACTAACCAAGGGTAACCTTTGTACCAAACCGTACCCTAGGTGTAATTTAGTTAATAGAGAACGATTGGTACCAAACTAACCAAGGGTAACCTTTACTCTCAAGGTTAGTTTGGTACCAAACCGTACCCTAGGTGTAATTTAGTTAGGATGATTGGTACCTAGGGTGAAGAGAACGATTGGTACTAAACTAACCCACCTCTACCTTTACTCTCATGAGAACCTTTGCACCAAACTGTACCCTAGGTGTAATTTAGTTAATAGAGAACGATTGGTACCAAACTAACCCACCTCCAACTTTACTTTGTAGAGAACCTTCTCTACAAAGTTAACCTCGGGCTATCTTTACTCTCCAGGTAACCTTCTTTACAATGTTAGCCACCTCTACCTTTACTCTCATGAGAACGATTGTTACAAAGTTAACCCAAGTGTAAGCTAGCTTACACTTTACTCTCATGAGAACGATTGGTACTAAACTAACCAAGGGTAACCTTCTCTACAATGTTAACAGAGGGTACTAAACTAACCCACCTCTATCTTTGCTCTCATGAGGACCTTCTCTACAATGTTAACAGAGGGTGTAAGCTAGCTCACACCTTTACTCTCATGAGAACGATTGGTACTAAACTAAACCTATGGTGGAGAGAGAACGATCGACAATAACCTGTTAACACTTTTCAAGAGAGTAAAGGTTATTATGGTTGGGCTAAAGCACCACCTTTACTTTTGCTCTTGAGGCTAGAACTAGCTCTCGTTCTCGTGAGAACACTATCTGCAAAGGCAGGTCTAGTAAAGAGGTTAACGTTGCCTTTACTAAACCAACCAGGTTAGAGATGACTCTAGTCTCTCACGGTGCTAAATTAAACTCTTTACTAACCTGGGGTTAGTAAAGAAGGAGGTTCTGATTATTCTCACATAGGGTATTTAAACATGCAGCTTACTCCCACCACCCCTCATCTGACTCCTGCTAGTCTCTTTACCAAGAAGACTCTTGATGTAGACCTGGCTCTACTTTGCTTTTGTCCTAGTTCTCCTTCTCTAGAAAAGTATAAAGTTGCCAATATAGAAGAGAGACTTTTTCTCCACATCCACCCTTCACATACCTTTTACGCTTTGCATAATGGGGTTAGGTTTATCGTAATCTGTGAAGTTTACGGAGGTCCAGTCGGTGTAAGTGTGGTGGAAGAACTGGCTTTCTATGGAGTTAAGAGTGTCATCGGTCTAGGCTTTGTAGGTTCTCTCTTGCCTACTCTGAAACAAGGTGAGCTAGTCATCGTAGAACGTGCTTTGAGCGAACCGGGAACTACACCTTGTTATTCCTCTGAAGAGTACCTCTCTCCTGAGCAGTTTCTTCTAGACTACTTTCTACAAACCTCGCCTAGTCCTGGCCGAGTAACTTCATGGACTACCAATGCTATCTATCGAGAATATACAGAGGACATTCACAAAGCACTCTCTCAAGGTTGTCAGGTAGTAAACATGGATACTTCCCATCTCTATGCCTCTTGTAAGAAACTTGGGATGAAATGTATTTACCTGGCAACAGTGTCTGATGGGGAAGATAAGAGCACTCAAGACCTGTCTTCTCTGCCTCAAGGGGTAGACCTGCTAACTAATCTCTGTTCTCTAGTTTACGATAACCTGGACTACCTTTGCCTCTTTCTAGGTTGTGCCCAGATCATGGATGAGGTTGCCGTCTGTCCTTCACATAACCTGGAGCACCTGTTCAAGGTCTTTCAACACTGTAAGAGAGCACTAGAAGTGGACAATGTAGAGAGGCGTCTGTGCAACTATGCTGCCATTCTACATGATATAGACGATGGTAAATTCTTCTCTACCCAGGACTATGCTAACGCTAGAAGGTTGCTTTCTAGGTTGCCTGAAGAGGAAGTAAAAGAGGTAGTTAAGATGATCTCTTGGGTCTCTTCTTCCGTGAATGGGGATTCTGTACCAGAAGAATGCATAGAGAAGCCTTACATGCTCTATCCTCGTCATGCAGACAGACTAGAGGCTATTGGAGCCATAGGTGTTTGGCGTTGTTATCGCTACTGCAAAACAACTAACATGCCCATGTTTACTCCAGATACACCCAAGGCAAAGGATGAAGAGGACTTGTGGCAGAATGTAGCTACAGAGGAGAGATACAAAACCTACAAGGGCAAGTCTGCTTCCATGATTGACCACTACTATGACAAACTCCTTCGTCTGGGCTTGTTTGAGACCCAGAATATCTATCTAGAGAGAATTAAGAAGGACAGAATAGACATCATGGTTAGAGTGGTGATGGACTTTGCCCGCAAGGGTTATGTGGAGGAGTAAGATAGTCTTTGACTATCTTAACGAGTAAGTTCTTGTCTGAAGAACTTAGTAACCCTAAACTTTATAAATTATACCCAGGGTATAATTTATAAAAACCTGATTTGAGGACAAGGAGGATATTCTTTTGCAGCTTGAAGATGGAGATGCAGCAAATGCCCAAAGAGATGTTGGAGAACGTTTGTTCTTATCTAGGAGGTTACTCTTATGTGGCCAACCTTGTTCCTTATCTGAGGTCTTGTATATCAGGAGCTAACAAAGAAGACTTTCTGGTGGAGGTCTACAAGAGGCAAGACTTTACCTTTATCCGTAAATATAACCTCTTTCCTACTTACAAGGTGGTAGAGGAATGTGTCTCTCTTGTAGTAAGAGAAGAGAACCTAACTATCCTCTCTTGGTTGTTTGAGCAGAGTCAAGGCGAGCTTCTTCACATGATTGCTGAGCAAGCTGCTTTGGTTGGGTCTTATCTGGTTTTTACCTGGGCTCATGATAAGGGTTGCCCTGTTAGAGACAAGATGGTTTACAGTGTGATCAAGTCGGGCAACGTCAGGCTTGCCAAGTTTATCAAGGGAGTATATCCGATCCAAGTTCTAGGTTGTGCATATAGAGCTCTCTATTCTAGAAACTTTCGCGTATTGCCTGTCATCCTTGATCAAGCAGAAAATATAGATATAGACTTTGAACTAGGAGTGGCTGGTGGTCACCGTCTAATAGAGAACTTTTCTAGGTTTCATGAACTAAACCCCAACTTGCTCTTGAGTGGTGCTTGTTTGGGTTTGCATAAGGAGTTGGTTCTCTGGCTCAAGGACAGATATGACCTTGGCAGACTTCCCTCGGAAGATGATCTACCTTTGCTCAAGGGTTGCTACGTCTTTCTCTCTGAGAACAAGAGTGAAGAGGAGAAATTTGACTTTCTAAAGTTTCTGGATGAGCACTTTACCTTGGATTATGTTGAGCTTACTTGGGATCTCTCTTCTACTAACCACATGTCTATTCTAAGGTGGTGTCTATCTAAACAAATGCGACTAAGCAGGGAAATCTTTAGAATTGCCTGTAGAAATAGTGTAGAGGACATGACATACCTAGACTCTCTGGGATACTTTAGAGATAACCAGACATACTACATAGATGTCACTTATGCAGGTAAAGTAGAAAATCTATCCTGGTTGAAAAAGAAAGGTTTGCCCCTTTCCAATGCCCTAAATCATGGCCGTCGTTACAATGTTGGTGCTTACATGACAGACGGTTCTATTATTCCTTGCCTTGAATGGTTTATAAAGAAGGGGGTAAAAATTCCTCCCCAAGTTTTACAAGAGTGTTTCTACAGACAGGACATGGAGACCTTTCATTGGCTGTTGGACAAGGTTGATACCTCTAACAGACACACCATGGAGGAACTCTCTCTTTGCGCAACTTTTGCGGATGATTTTAATCTAGAGGTTTTTACTGCCTTGCTTCCCTATTCTAACCGCGAAAAAATCAAGGAAATCATAGAAGAAAAGAAAAAGACTCGCTCTAACTATCTTTTGTACGAAGAGACAGAGAGGTTGTTAAACTAGGCTAATTTGTATGCGTGTAAACTTACACGCATACAAATTATATATGAAGGAAGGACAAGAGGGCAATGTCTCTTGTCAATCTGCCCATAGAAGTTCTTGAGAATATCTGTTCCTTGTTGGAAGGAGATGCCTATGTGGCTAGCATGGTTCCTTACTTGAGACCTTGTATACCCAAACCTGACAAGAAAGAGTTTGTAGTTGAAGTTTACAAGAGAGAAGACTTTGCTTTCATTCAAACACGTAACCTACTTCCTACTTATGATAACGTGGAAAGGTGTGTTACCATCTTGGTTGAGAAGGAGAACCTAACCATCCTCTCTTGGTTGCTAAGTAAGAAGCCTTGTTTGCTAGACATGATTTCTAGAAAGGCTGCTGAGTTGGGTTTAGAAAAGGTCTTTGACTGGTGTCTTGATGGGGGTTGTGAGGTTTCTCAGGACATGGTGTTGGACACACTCAAGTCTGGTAACGTGTTTTTGTTTACTAAGCTTTACTCTCTAGGTTACTCACATCCTGACATAGAGTATTTTGCCGCCTTGCACGGCCACTTGGTAGTGTTGCGTATGAAGAGAATTATAGACGTAGGTCCCACATGTATCGCTGCTGGCAGAGGAGGACATCTGCATGTGTTGCAATGGTTGCATGAGAACAAACTATTAGAGGAAAGTTTTGTTTTGGTTGGAGCCTTGCTTGGTTTGCAAAGAGAGGTTATTCTTTGGTTGGAAGAGAGAAAGGTACAGATGAGATACTCTTTGTGTCGTGTGGTCTCCTCCAAAGGAAGAGAAGAAGAGAGATTATCTTTTCTACAGTGGTTGGAGGGTAAAACTAGCATAGACTACTCCATGGTGGCAGAGAGGGCGGCCTCTCAAGGACACATGAAGATTGTATGCTGGTGTTTAGGTAAATCTAAACTAGACCCTATTCTTTTATCTAGTGTGTTTAGAAGAGGAACCTTGGAGGACATAGAGTTTTTCACCAGGCTATATCAGCCTGATTACTACACTGTAGACCATTACATTCACGCTGCTTGGTCAGGAGACGTGAATATTTTACGTTGGTTAGATAAGAAAGGATGCGAGTTACCAAAGAATGTACCCAAGTATGTAGTTTACAAAGACATGCCAGGAGATGATAAGGTTATAGCCTGTCTGGAATACTGCCTGGCACAGTCTGTACAGAGAAAAGAGTTTACTCTCATAGAAGACCTCTTGTGTGAAGCTACCTTCCACAAACGTCCAAAGGTCTTTGATTGGTTACTCAAGCATGTCTCTTCCAGCGAGGAGATGATGCGCTTTTGTCTAGGGGTTTCCGTTAGAGTGCATTGTGTAGAGATCTTTTCTCGTTTGTGTGAGATGGGTTACGATGGAGGAAAGGACCTAGTCTCTATGATGGACTTTAGCAACCCTCTGCTCAAGGAAGAGATGCTGAGGATAGCAGCGTGAATTTTTATATACCCCATTGGGGTATATAAAAATGGTTTGATAGAGTGACAAGAGGGTAATTCTTATGGAACTTTTCCAATTACCAAGAGAAGTTCTTGTATACATCTGTTCCTTTCTAGGTGGAGATGCCTATCCTGCTAGTATGGTTCCTTACTTGAGACCTTGTGTTGAGAACCCTGATAAGAAAGAGTTTATAGTGGAGGTTTACAAAAGAGAAGACTTTGCTCTCATCTATCTGTACAATCTCTTCCCTACCCACGATGTGGTTGAGAGATGTGTGTCTGCTGTAGTTAGGAGAGAGAACCTAACCATCCTCTCCTGGCTACTGGCCAGGAGTAAAAATAAACTACTCTTGATGATTGGTGAGCAAGCTGCTCGGTACGGTTCATACAAGATCTTAACCTGGTCTATGCAACAAGGTTGTACCGTGTCACAAAAGATGGTTCTCGATGTAGTGAGATCTGATACCATCAGACCTCGCGGGTCTGACAGCACCAAGCTCTACAAGTTTCTACACTTTTCCGGCCATCGTTCTATGGAGAGTTGTAAACTTGCTGCCTTGCACAACAAACTAGACATAGTTTACTGCTTTCAGGTAGAGTATCTTTTGGCTGACATTTGTTACAACCTGGCTCTAGGAGGTCACCTGGAGAGTCTACAGGTTCTATCTACTAGATATCCTCTCTACCTGACACAGCTTATGCGTGGTGCCTTTCATGGATTGCACAAAGACATCATCCTCTATTATAGGAACCAATGCAACATCTTTAGTTACAACTATCTCTTGGATGCTCTTTGTGCAGAAAAGACAGAAGAGGAAAAGTTGGATTTTCTAGATTTTTTCGACGGTCTGGTAGCACTAGACTACAACCAGATCGCATCTATGGGTCCTGCTAAACAACACATAGGCATTATAAGATGGTGTTTGAGCAAAGGAGAAATAACTACACCCATCTTTACTGCCGCTGCTTGCTCTGGCACGGTACAAGATATGGACTATCTAAAATCTTTGGGCTACTATGCACCGACCCCTTCTCTCTACTTTGCAGCCATGCGTAGCGGAAGAAGAGAGAATTTGCAATGGTTAAAGGACAATGGTTGCTCTTCTCTACCAGACGACCTTGCAAGTTATGTTTTAGATGGCAAGGTTGATAGATCTCCTCTTCCTTGCCTGGAGTGGTGTCATGAACAAGGTTTGCGTTTTTCTCCCTTTCTCTTGGAAAAGAGTGTAATCCAGGGAAAGATGCAGGTGTTTCATTGGTTGCTAAACAAGGTAGACATGTCGGACAGATATCTTCTGTCCCGTTTCATAGCAGTCAGCATTGACATGTGCAACCTAGAGGCCTTTACTGCTTTGCTCACTTCTGACTATCCTTCACAAACACGGGAAAAGATAAGACAAAAGAAAACAACCTACTCCAACTACCTCTTGTTGGAAGAGATGGAGAAGCTCTTATCTTGAGCTCAACATGTACAATAAAGGTTTGAAAGAGGAGAACGGGAGCAATCATGCATCTCTCAGATTTGCCCGTAGAGAACCTCAAAAACATTTGTTCTTTCTTGGGAGGAGACTCGTATGCAGCCAGTCTGGTCCCTTACCTTAGGTCCTGTGTTGAAAACCCCGACAGGAGAGAGTTTATGGTAGAAGTTTACAAGAGACAAGACTTTGCTTTCATCTATCTCTATAACCTCTTCCCCACCTATGATGTGGTAGAAAGGTGCGTCTCTACCTCGGTTAAAAGGGAGAACCTAACCATCCTCTCCTGGTTGTTAGCCAAGAGCAATAACCAACTACTCTTGATGATAGGAGAACAGGCTGCCCGGCACGGTTCTTACAAGGTTCTAACTTGGGCTATGTACCAAGGCTGTCCTGTGACAGTAAAGATGGTAACGGATGTTGTTAGGGCAGGTAATATTATTCTCTACAAACTTCTCCACTTTCTAGGTCATCGGTATCGCGAGAGTATAAACCAGGCTGCCCTTCTCGGTCATCTAGACATTCTCTACTTATCCGAGATATACCACATGGGCGACGTTTGTTACAATCTAGCTGCAGGAGGCCATCTGCAAGAACTAAACGCTCTCTTCTATGAAGGAGCACTTTGTCTGGACGAGGCTATGAAAGGAGCCTACTCTACTTTGCAAAGAGAGATTGTTGTCTGGTTCAAGGACAACTGTGACCTAGCCTCTTACGTTTATTCTGCCTTGTTGGGAAAGAAGAGCGAAGAGGAAAAGCTAGCCTTTCTACAGTTTCTCGATGGTCTAGTTCAGCTAAACCATACCCTGATTGCAGGCATGTCTCTTTGCCTACCGTACATGAGTATTATAAGATGGTGTTTGGACAAGGGAGCACGGGCTGATGCTTTTATATTTGCTGCTGCTTGTATGAAGAGTACACAGGATATGGATTATCTACACTCTTTGGGTTGTTACAGAGGGAGCTCCACGCTATACTTTAGCGCTATCGGGAGTAGAAAGGTAGAGAACCTAGAGTGGTTGAGAAAGAAAGGTTGCCCTATACCACAAGATCTAACTAGGCACGCTCTGCAAAGCAAGGGACAAGGTTCTCTAATCCCTTGCTTTGAATGGTGTCTGAAGCAAGGGCTAAACTTTTCTACTAAACTACTACAAGACTGTATTTTACAAGAAGAGATGGACTTGTTCCATTGGTTGCTAGATAAGGTTAGCCTTAGCGATGAACACTTGATGTGGAGGTGCTTACAGACCAGCATCCATAAACCTAACCTAGAGGCTTTCTCTATCCTTCACGATCATGAGAAAATGGCCCGTGAGGAAATAGAAAAGAAGAAAGAGACCTACAGTAACTACCTCTTGCTAGAAGAGATGGAGAGACTCTTGGGCTAAATTAATTAATATGTACGCTGTACATATTAATTAACCTTGAATTTAGTCCATGGGGGTAATCCTGATGCATCTCTCAGATTTGCCCGTAGAGAACCTCAAGAACATTTGTTCTTTCTTGGGAGGTTACTCCTATCCTGCTAGTATGGTCCCTTATCTGCGCTCTTGTGTGAAAGAGGTAGATAGGATAAATTTCATCACGGCAGTATACGAGAGACAAGACTTTGCCCTCATCTATCTGTACGACCTCTTCCCCTTGTACCAAAACGTGAAAGAGTGTATTAGACCTCTAGTTAAGACAGAGAACTTAACTATTCTTGGTTGGTTACTAGCTAGGAAACCTCTCTTCCTAGCTGCGATTGGTAGAGAGGCCAAAGAACAAGGTTCTTACAAAATCTTAACCTGGGCCATGTTCCATGGTTACAAACTTTTACCACATGCCATTAACAAGGTGGTAGTTTCAGGCAATACTAAACTTTATCATCACCTATACTTTCTAGGTTACCGTGGTAATGTACAGGGTCTGGCAGCTTTGTATGGACATCTAGATATACTTTACGGGGTAGAGGATCTAGATCCTCGACTGGTGTCAGAGAAAGCTGCCAAGGGAGGACATCTGCACATTCTACAATGGTTGAGAGAGAAAGAAATTTTAGACAAGAGGGCTGTAATAGAGGGAGCTGTGGAAGGTCTACAGAGAAAGGTTATTCTCTGGTTGGGGGAGGAAGCAGACTTTTCCTCTTGCTTCTTTAAATGTATTTCTGGCTCGGAAGAAGAAAAGATAGACTTTCTAGAATGGTTAGAGGAAAGAACACAAATAAATTACAATGCAGTTGCTTATCGTGCTGCTTGTAGAGGTTACATGAAGGTGATACGCTGGTGTGCACAAAAGGCCAGACTTGACAGAAGATTTTTCGCCGGTGTATGTAGGAAGGGAACAAGAGAAGATCTAGAGTTCTTTTCTTCTCTGGGATACTATGCATACGATAAGGGGCATCACCATCGTGCTTTCCAAACGGGCAATATAGACGCTCTACTTTGGCTAGATGAACAAACCCGTGGAGTTTACAAATCTTGGACGGCACAGAATGGTTTCCCTAGTTACACAACCGAAGAAAGTAATATAGCTTGTCTAGAATGGCTTGTTGGTAAGGGAATTAACATTAACCCATGGCTTTTGCAAAAGTTTATCGGGGAGAGAAAGAGCAAAGTATTTTCCTGGTTGATGGGACACGTTTATTTGGATAGAAGGACTATCCTCGCTTGTTTAGAAAGGTGTGTCGAGGTCTCTTGCGCAGAGATCTTTGCTCTCTTGTTCAAACTAGATCTTAGTCTCTCTAGAAAAGATATAATGTACTTTATAAACAGTGTTCCCTGGAATGAACACTGTTACAATCCTCTCTTTATCGAAGAGGTAGAGAAGTTGCTAGGTTAAATTATTATATCTCGTGAGATATAATAATTAGAGATTCTGCTCAGAGGTGTCTACTGTCTTGACCGTGGAAGTGTCTTTTACTTCAAGGTTTTCCCTAACCGTCAGGTTCTCGGCCCCCGTGGTCGAAAGGTTTTCCCTAACCGTAAGGTTTTCGGCATAAGGTACGCTGCCAAACAAAGCGGCTTCTTGAGCAAAACTAGACTTTGGTGTTCCATAGATAAAAGCACAGCGCAAAGAGAGAATAAGAAACTCTACAAAACCTTGTTCTAGACTGCTCAAACCTCTACGATCGAAACCCCAAGGAGAACCAGTTTTACTTTGGAGAAAGGTTCTAGTTACTTCCTCATCACTAAAGAGTATAATCTTATCATGCTTCTTCTTCAGGTCCAGAATCCAAGCCACGATATCCTCTAGGTTCTGGCAAGCTTCAGGAAAGTACCACAGAAACTCCCCTCTTCTAATGCTAATACCTACACCCAGACAAGGTAGTTGGTAAACGATGTCTAGATATTTTCTCTTGGGTACAAAGTATTTGCGATAGGTTAGAGAAAGCATTCTCTGCCACTGTTCCTTACTGTAGGAAGAGAGAACTAGAGGTAGAGAGGTCTCAATGAGGATAACCTGACTCTCATCCTTGGCTATCTCGTCAGCACAAGAAGTTAGCTTCTTTCTATTTCTTACCGGTAGAGAGGCCTGAGCAAAGTTTTGGAAAGCGTACCAATGATCACCAGGCAACCACTCGGTGTAGCACATGCTAACCTCTTCCGTGTCGGGAAAGTCCTCCACCTTGGGTTCAAAGAAAGTAGAGAAAGCAGTCTCTTGGATGGCCTTGACATGTGCAAAACTAGAATTACCTTTTTCCATAGCCTTCCAATAAAGAAAGGGCTTTCGATGAGTAAGCTCGGCCAAGAGAAGGGCAGAACAGGTTGAACGGAGACGATTGCCCAAACCTCCTTGAGGACTAATCACTAACTTGCGCATTTATATAGATGAAACTTTCCCTTGAAGCAATGTCACCCACGGCTGACTTGCTTGCAAGTCACTCTTGCTCTGAACGGGTGGTCAGGTCTCCACCTGACTTGCTTGCAAGTCACCCCTCGTCTGAAGCAATGTCACCTTGCTCTGAACGAGTGTTACCCTCGTCTGAAGTCCTATGCTGCATCTTTTCCTTCACGGGAACCTTCCTAGAAAGAAAGGTTTGCTCCGAGTTTAGGAGGGCGCTCAAGCCCAGTTTAGGAGAAGAGTTTGTAAAGATATGTTTTGCACAAGGCAATCTAGAGATGATACAGAGACTAAGGTCTTTGCCTGAACCTCTGCCTCTCTTGTAACGGTTTGTTAAAGAAGCCCTTCTAACCTGTCAAGAGCACATTCTAGACTATCTGGAGGAACAAGGCTATCAGTGGAACGAACTAGATTTTATAGATCTTTGTTCTGGTTCTGGTAAATCAGGGCAAAGATTAGAGTTTATGCAAAAGAGGAGAGAAGAATATTCTGGTGAGGTCTTGCGAAGAGCTCTGGTACAAGGTCATCTTAACATCTATCTACATTACAAGAAGCAGGATTTTGGAGTAGATCTGGGTCTGATAACAGAAAAGGGCCATCTTGCTCTAGTCAGACAGATCTACCTACCTCTCGATGAAGAGAGCAAAGAAAAGTTTGCTTCATTCATCGAGATGGGAGCAGCTAGAAACGAAAGGGGAAAAGAGATTCTCTGTTGGTTGTATTCTCTGAGAGGAAAGTTATCTTGTGCTCATCGAGAGTATGCTTTTCTTGGCAACCTAGAACTCTTTCTTTGGTCCTTGCAAAAAGGTTGTTTGCTGGATGTGGATTGTTTGCTTTGTGCTTTCTGTGGAGACAACCTAGATATTATAAAATATATAGTGGAGAATAATCCTAGTCTGCCTATAGAAGATAACATGTATATTCTGGTAGAGAACAACCAGATAGACGCACTAAGCTATCTGCACCAGAGAGGTTACAGACTGCCTAGAAACTCTTTCTCATCTGTAGGAGTAGAGATTCTAGAGTGGTTGGAGAAGAGAGAGTACAAACTAGAACCAGACATGTTTAGCAACTCTTTCTTTCTAGAAACTAAACCTGTAGAAACTCTAACCTGGCTACTTAAGAGAGACCTGTTAAGTCTGAACTCCAGCCTCTACGAGGATGCCTTTCTTCTAGATAGTTACGAGTATTTTCTCTACCTGAAGGAGCATGAGGTTCCTCTGGAAGAGATTAATCTGCTTTTCATCTGTGGTCTTTCTAACCTGGACATGTTTAGACAAGCTCTAGAGATGGCACAAAGTGTAACTCACTGTGAAGATGCTTTGGGCAGTCTGGTGCTTAGAGAGAACACTGCCTTTCTAGAAATTTTACTCTTGGGAGAGTATAAGGAGTGGAGAGAACACGTTTACAAGACAGCCCTTAAAATGTCTCCTGATGTAGCCTATTGGTTGAAGAAGAAAGGCTATACAAAATAAAATGGGCAGAAGGAGTCACCGTAAGATCAAGCAAAGAAAGAGGATGGTCTTACCTCATCCTCGTTCAAACAAGGGTGACACTGGTTCTGGAAAGATGAAAGAGAGTAGGATAGAGATTAGTCCTGATTATAGACCTTTGTGGTGGTCTGTGCACCAAGAGGCTTTGAAACAAACCTCACCTTCTGTTCTATTCGAGATGTATGACATCATAGATAGTTATCCTAGAGTAAGAGGTCAGAGCAGACCTTTCGATAACCCTAGATTTTTACATGAAGACTTTTTCCAATACACTTGGGACTTGTACAAACGCGTTCACATAAGAAAGAATCGTATATAATATTCCACTCTAGGAATATTATATAAACTAAACCTGTATACACAAAAATGGGCAGAAGGAATCACCGCAAGATCAAGCAAAGGAAGAGGATGGTCTTGTCTCACGCTCATCCTGGAAAGACACAACTTACAAAAGGTAGTAGCCTTGACTTCAAACCGGAACAAATCTCTACACAAGAGACTCCTTCTATCCAAGTCAAACATGATCTGAGTATGGGTAATGTTGTAGGCAGGTTAGTAATCGACCCTTGGCAGCATAGGACTTGTGACTGTAAGAAACCTCACGCTGGGTCGCTTCATAACGACTTGCACCACAACAATGTCTTGTTAGAAAACTCACATAAACTAAACTCGTACATATAAAAATGGGTAGAAGGAGAAACCAGAAAAAGGTAGTTGTGTACCGTCCTGAGGCTAGAAAGATACGGGATGAGGACAAGGAAGTGATTGCCAAGAGAGCCATGGCCTCTATCGAAAAGATACAGGCCCTTAATCCGGGACAGAAGCCTCTTTCACCAGAGGACGTAAAGAAGATTATCGATCTCATGCAAGAGTCGGGCATCTAAAAGATACAAAAACATATAAAATGGGCAGAAGGAGAAATCGAAAGAAAAAGGCTCTGTCCTCACAGGAAACTTTGCCCGAAATCAACCCTGAAGTTAAAGAGGACGAATTTAAAAAGGCCTTATCTTTGGTTTCTCTTCAGGAAAAGATACAGGCTCTTTATCCTGTATCGAGTCCAAACCAAGATATTTCAGTGAAAGAAATCCACAAGATTCTTTCACTTATGTATGGACTAGATATATAATATTCTTTGGTTAGAATATTATATAAAGTACAAGAGTAGAGCAGACGCGATTCAGACGCAAGTGCCCAACCAAGAAGAAGGAGCCTTTTGGCAAGTCTTACCAGAAGAGCAATGATAGCCCTCAGAGCACTCATCCGGTCCGAGACAGACAAAACCATTCTTACTAGGAGACCAAATCTCTCTCTTAGGGGCAGAACACTGGCAATCGCGGGCAAAGCCTAGGTTATCATAGCCATAGTTACAAAGACAAGTCTTGAAAGGAAGGAGAGCATTGGTTCCATAGGTGCTGCAACTTACAGTGTTGTACTTTTGAGGGCACTGCCAAAGCTCGCGACAACGACCAAGAGGCATACACTCGGGTTCTCCGTTAACATAGTAAACCTTTTCGTTACGGCCACAAGAGCACACGTCGCTCTTACTTCCATCCCAGAGGAAACCGCCCGCCTTTTTACAACCACAAGTAGAGTTTACACAAGTGGCAAAGTTATAAGAAGTGGGACAATTCCAAGCTCCTGTGCAAGTAGCCTTGGTGCAAGTCTGTCCATCACCAATGTAACCTTCCTTACACTTGCAAGCATAGCTAGAAAGAAGTTCTCCCGGTTTGGTAGTTAGGATGCACTCTGCGTTAGCATGGCAGTTGCCACAACCCCTAACCAGGCAGAAATCTCTACACACTGTGGAAGTAGGACTAACGTGAGGACAGTGTACCTCTGGTAGATAGATGGCCGACTTTGAGTGAAAGTTGTAGCACACGCTGTCGTTAGCAATGTAACCTCCAGGACAAGGGTGCGGTTTCTGTTCTACAGAGGCCATGTAGGTAATACAGTCATCGTACGTGGCATAGACTTGGTTAGGTCCCGTGCAAGAGTTCATGATGCTGAGACAGTTCTCTTCCTTAGAGTAAGCACCACTGCGAGAACCGAGGAAACGAACTACCAGAGGATCTTGTAGAGAAGCATCTACCCAAATCTTGTCTGAGCAAGGAGGAAAGACGGCAGTCTGTTCACTAACAAAACCATCCAGACTGAATCCTAGCAAGGGGAAGGTGTAGTTGATGATAACATTGTAATCTACCGTGATACCGTCATCTCTCCAGACGATGGAAGTAGGGTCAAGGTACATGAAGAGATGGATTCCGTTAGGATCAGCAGCTAGTACAGAATACTCGGCTGCCACCTTCAAGGCAGAGAAAGCACCAAAGCCAGGTACGCTAAACACGTGCAGAAACTCGCTAATCTTTCCATCCACAATGTCGGGGGTAGCTCTCTTGTCATACACACTCAAGATATAATCCATGTCTTGGTTAGTACGCTCTACCCACTCTTTCAAAGCTGCCAGTCTAGCCTGTCTCAACTCTTGCAGATCTACTCCCTGACAAGGAACATTGTTATAGTCTGTCTGAATCTTGGTCGTGTTGATCGAGACCACTACAAAGCTGCCATTAGGGTAGAAAACTTCAGCCGTAACTAGCTCGGGATTGTCAGAGACTGGATGTTCGTGTTGGGAAGAGGCTACAGTAGAGACGAGAACAAGAAGGAACCAAAGAGTGGGTTGTAGCATGTTTTTGTAAGAGAGAATATTTTTCTGGTATTTGTTGTCTTCTCAAACATACTTTACCATACATACTTTAGAATTTCTCCTAAAGAGAGGGAGTGAGTCTTTTGTCCGACTCTTACTTTATGGAAGGTGTTAATACTATTACCCTTGAGTCTTCGTTCAACCTTTTACCTGAAGAGGTTCTCTGTATGATCTTTAGTTATGTCTCTTGTTACACGTATGTAGCAGGAAGCGTATGTAGAAAATGGCAAAGACTATGTAGCGAGTTTAGGAGCAAACCTTTTCTCTTGCTAGCTTATGTTTACAAGGATAATCTTGCTTGGTTCAAGAAGGAATACTCTCTACCCGAGAACATTAAAGACCTGTATATAAGGGAAAGATTCTCTTGCTCTAGCATGGAAAACATAATAGATAGTATCATAGAAGAAGGTAACCCTGATACTTTAACCTGGATGTTGGAAAACAGAGATATGCACTTGATAGAGGGTAACTCCCCTATCTATTCTACTAGAAGAATACTCTTTAACAAGGCTATGGAAAAGAAGAATTACAAGGTGTTAAACTGGATGAAAGAACAAGGCATGATAGACTCTGACGAATACTTTGATGACCTGATGAGGACAATTTCCGTAGTCAGCACATACAGTGTCTACATATGCGCTATGCTTTACATGAGTCATGGGGATAAACAGATGCTCTCTTGGTATCTTTCTTCCAAGTTGCCCTGTGACGAATGTATTCTTAGGGTCATCTTTAAAAACAAAGAGAAAGAACGTAAATTCCTCGCACAAGGTTAATCGATGGAAGGTGTTAAGCTTTTACCTGAGCAAAAGCTTGAGTCTTCGCTCAACCTTTTACCTGAGCAAAAGCTTGAGTCTTCGCTCAACCTTTTACCTGAGCAAAAGCTTGAGTCTTCGCTCAACCTTTTACCTGAGCAAAAGCTTGAGTCTTCGCTCAACCTTTTACCTGAAGAGGTTCTCTGTATGATCTTTAGTTATCTCTCTGCCTACATGTTTGTAGCCAGAGGTGTATGTAGAAAGTGGCGTAGAATCTACTCTGACTTTCCTGGTAAAACTCTCCTTCTCCTGTTAGCTTACATCTACAAGGATGAAGCCACTGCTCTGAAAGAAGAGTATAAACTGCCTGGGACCATTGGAGGTTTGTACAAGAGGATGGGCTTTTCTTACCTGGGTGTAGAAAAGTTAATAGAGGCCATCATAGCAGAAGGTAACCCACAAACTCTAACTTGGATGCTGAAGAACAGAGAACTACATTGCACCAAGAGAATCCTCTTTAGTAAAGCTGTAAGGAGCAAAAACTACAAGGTGCTAAACTGGATGAAAGATCGGGGTATGATAAACAGCGGCAAGTATTTTCGTGATCTACTGCAGGCCTATTCTCCTATGGCTTCATTAGAGTTTTGTGTTAGAAACTATGCAAAGTTTGGAGATAAGCAAATGTTATCTTGGTATCTTTCTTCTTCTCTACCTCGTGATCCCTCAGACATTAGTTAAGCAGAACAAACAAAGATTAATCATCTATCTTAGGATGATTAACCAGACCAAGAGAGTGAGTTTTCTATGCGGGCCATATTATGGAGGGTATTACTCTTGAAGATTTGCCCGAAGAAATCCTTCACAACATCTTTGGATACGTCTCTTGTTACAAACACGTGGCAGGAGGTGTGTGTAGAAAGTGGCATAGAATCTTCTCAGAGTTTCCAGATAAGAAACTTCTCCTCCTAGCCTACGCCTACAAGGATAATTTTACTTGGTTGAAGGAGCAATGGTCTCTACCTGACAATATTGGAGGTTTGTACAAAAAGATGGGTTTTTCCTCTTCAGGTATGGACAAGGTGGTAGAAAGTATAATAGAGGAAGGTAATCCCGACACTGTGGCCTGGATGTTTGAGAACAAAGACATCTCTTGCGATCAAAGGACCATCTTTATCAAGGCTGTAGAGAAGAAGAGCTACAGAGTTCTCAACTGGATGAAAGATAAGGGTCTGATAGACTCTGAGGAGTATCTGAGTGATCTGATTCAAGCTCTTCAACCTGGGATTAGATGCAAGTTTTACATGGGTGCAGTTTGTGGTACAAAAGAAAACAAAGAAATGCTTTCCTGGTACGTGTATTCTAAACTACCTTGTAACAAGGAAGAAGTGCTCATGTGCTTTAGCGAAAAGTCAACCTATTGTCTTTATACCGACCCTCACTGGACACTTAAACCAGCCTGAGACTCTTGTTTGGATAAGGATATTCATGGACGAGTCCATGAATATTCTCTAACTTGTTTAGATGAACTCGTTCATCTAACTTGTTTAGATAAGAATATTTGTGAGTGCATTTATAAATATTCTTATCTAACTTGCTTAGATGAACCCGTTCATCTAACTCCGATGACGCCTGGGTTCTCTGCAGGTGGAGGAAAGTTGTACTGCAGACGAGAAGGGTTGAAACCTAGCTCTACCGTCTTTTGCCTGATAAAGGCATAGTCTTGAGCAGAAAGATCCTTCTTACGGGAGAGAACATAGAAAGACCGTTTATCATCATCGGATACAAAAGAAAAATTGTCATAGTCGGTCCAGAGAACGTTATAGGAAGAATCAGCAGGGTTGGTAGGGTAAGGAGCAAAGCTCTCAGGGAAGAAGTGTAGTTTGAACTGACCCAGATCGTTCTTGGGTCGAGCTATGCCTAGAATAGAGTTGACTGCTTCTCCACTTTGGTTGTAGCAAGTGTTGAGCACGTTGATGTAGCCACCTTCCCCTCGATTATAACGATAGTCGGCTACAGAGTAAGCACAAGCAGGACCGAAACGTTCGTAAAAGACAGGATACTTGCCAATCTCAAACCAACTTCCTTGATAATCAGAGGGTAAAAAGACAGAAGACATGTTTACTAGGGTAGAATTTTAATAACTCTCGAGTTATTAAAATTAGGATTGGTGTTGAGCTAGAAAGCTTTCCAGGCTGATACTTTGGGTGCTTTCATGTTGGCAAAACTTTGCTTTTTGCACCACTGTATCACCTCGCAAAAGACGATGGTTCTCTTCTGGAGTTAGGGTTAGACCTTTAGAAGAGGTGCTCAGATGAAGTCTACCCTCACGATCTACATAGAGAGGATTCTTGCATTGAGTTAGTTCATAACCTCCGGGAAAGAACCAAAAGTCATCGCCTTTTGTACAAAGGTTAATGGCTAGCAGGTCTCTATTCTCTTCCTTGTGCGGGTTATGATCGTCGATGAAAGTAGGTCCATCGAGATGGATGGCATTAGCAATAGAAAAGGCTAGTGGGCTTTGCATTTTAAGAAATATGGCCATCTCGTAAAATGTCACTCTGTATTGGAGTTATGGCCTCTCTGCACTCGGAGAAATACATTAACCAAGTTAAGGGTTGTTTAGAAACCTGGGTTAGAGAAACCTCATTCCCTGTGTATTTCTTTTGCGGTAGGAACAAGGTAGAGCTTGAGAATATTCCTAAGAATGTGTCTTTTGTACACTATGACGTTGAGGATGATCTGGCCTCTGCCACACAAAAGCAGTGGTATGGATACAGACACATGCTAAAAGAGCACCCAGGAACAGATTACTTTCTCTTGATTGGCAGTGACAACTATGTCTTTGCGGATAGGAGCGTAGAATGTCTTTCTCGTTACTCTCCAGAGCAGAAAGCGCTCATCGGAGGTTACGCTCAGTGCCGCACTCTGGAGAGACAAATCCTCTTTCCTTCAGGTGGGGGAGGCATGGTACTAACTAGGGCTGCTCTTGTCTACCTAGAACCGCTCATAGAAAAATATATCTATCGTTGGGAGAGAAGATGTAGAAAGTATTCAGCCATGCACATGCTCTCTGCCTGTGATGTGTCTTTGGGTGATGCGTGTTGGCACGCAGACGTGCCAGTTATCATCGAAAGGCATTTCTATCTTTGTTCTTGGAGAGAAAGACTAAACTCTAACGCACGTTTTCCTGTAAAGGTGGACCAAGATAAGATTTGCGTTCATCACTACCTGGAAAGAGAAGAGATGCTTTTCTATCATCGTTACCGAGAGCATGCAAAGGACTTTATGCGTCTGGAAAAGAAATACGCTCGTCTAGTGCCAGAGAGTAATTTTATCTTCTGCCACATCTATGCTGGTTCCCCTCAGCAAGAATTGGTTCTTTACTACATGATTCTTAACAACATGCAAAAGCCTAGTCCTAGAACTCTCTACATCGAGAAAGAAGATGCTAACCTCTCTGCCTTGGGAGCCAAGTTTGACATCCAGGTTAAGGTCTATGATGACCAAGACAAGGTTAGTCTTTCTGTAAACGAGAATAAAGTAAAGTCTACCTTGCACATCAGCATTAAATAAATTATGCTCTAGAGCATAATTCATCTACAAACGTAAAATATTTTATAATTCGTCCTTGTAAAATGTTCAAACACGTGCTAACTCTGCTTTTCCTTTCCATCGCCTTGGCTCACTGCTACCAGGTTCAGCAAGAAGTCTCTTGCCCTCCTCACGGCCACTATCCCAAGTATCTTCTCGATGGACAACTGCAAGGACCAAAGTATTATCATGGCACCTTTCAGGCCGATGGTCAGATTGTCCAGTTTGTTAATGGAAGTCTTACAGGTGGACAAGTGGTAGCTAATCTTTCCGGTTTGGCCATCCAAGAATATAACAAGAAGCTACAAACCTATGTAGGATACTTTTTCCTAAAAGTGGGTGACGGTTATCAGCAACTAGTAAATTATACCTTTACTCTTCTTCCCGGTCAGGGTCGCTTCTGTCTAAACTTTCTCCCAGAAGGCATTGTTCCCCAGTATGTAGAAGGCCAGTCTTACACTGATGGCTACTTTGCTAATATCTACTATAGCAAGGATAAAAAGAACCTAGGAGAGATTGAGAGTTCAGAGTTTTTCATCGGAGACAAGAATGGAATTAGTACCAACATCGTGTCTGTCTTTGCAGAGGGCTTGGTGGTGTCTGAAACTCGCTACATCTTTAGAAAGATCTCAAACAAGCCTCTGTTCCCTCAGAACATAGGTCATGGACGCCCCATTAACTAGAAATACAAGTGTTAAATAATTATGTGCCTAGCACATAATTATTTAGAGACCCAAAAGGGGAGGAGAAGGTTGCTTAGAAAAGACACTCATGAAGAGGAAGGGCACACTTAGAGCACACCAAAAGGTAGGTAGTTCATCAACCAAGGTTACTAGAGATGCTATAATTACGATCTGGACCAACCAGAGGGTTAGTTTTACAATGCCTTGCTTCTCATAGACAGTGGGGAAGAACCAAAGTAACAGATAGGTAAACAGGTTGGCCTCCAGACCGGAATAGGAATAGTATGGTAGAGTCCAATAGACATGAGTAGGCCCAAGCCAGGAACAAACCTGACTGCCTGTAAGAATGTCTTTTTCTTGCAGAAAGGGGATTACAGGACCAAAAGGCAGATAAAAGAGACGCAAGGTAAAGAAGGCGGCCCAGATCACGGAAAGAAGGAAAGCAAAGTAAAACACATCTCGATTCTTTTCTTGTGATCGATAACGAAAGAGGTTCCACATGGCCGGTTGCACTACCACTAGAACGTGCGCAACCAGGGTGGAAAGATAATTAACTCCTGAACAAGTCTCTACGCCAGAATCGTGCTCTTCAACCAAGAGATACTGCACTGCTTGCAAGAGTTCCATAAAGGAGTAGAAGAGAGCAATGTCACGGTACCCATATCTCTTGTTCAGAGAAGAGTATTTGGCCAGGCAAATTCCCAGGAATCCTAGAGTTAAAGAGACGGGAAAGGAGAAACACATTAAAAACTAGTGCAGCTACTTTAAAATGGAGAGCAAGGTGTCAAAGCTGGAGGAGGAATATAAGAAGCGCATTATTTACATCTCCTCTCATCTGGAAGATCTCTATGAGACCATAGTAGAACTAGAACAGAATAGAGATCTTTGTGAACTGCGTAGTCGTGCCCTCAAGGAACTGGTCATAGTTCCTCTTCTTGGTTTTCTAGAGAAGTACGACTTTGACTCTGATGAGAGTCTAGTGGTAGTCGAGACGGGCGTCCTTAAGATTGACAAACTGGAAAACACCGAGGACTTGAAAAAGGCACAGATTGTGCTGGGAGATGAGAAGAAAGAATTTAGCAAGAGTGACTCAAAGATTTTCATGGTCTCCTTTGACATTGATGAACTAGAGCAGTTCAAGGAAGGCAGGCACTATGAAATCCCCATCGTTCAGGTTAAGACTGTAGAGGATAAAGAGGTGTTTTCAGACTCTTCTTCCGATGAGGATGATGACGAGGAAGAAGAGGTAGAGAAGGGGGAAGAAGATTAAACCTGTCGGTTTAATCGTGTGGAGAGAAGATTAAATTAGTCTCTAGATTAATTTAACCCAAATGTAATGAGCAAAAGCAACAAGGCGCATTCTAGAATGCCTTCTCGTGTTAAGGATGAAGAGAAAGAATGCCGTACGTGCAAGATATGGAAAGAGTTTTCCTCTTTCTGTAAAGATAAGAAATCCCCTGATGGACTGAACAGTAGATGTAGAGACTGTGAAAGAGAGTATAGGAGAGAATTAAGATTACGGAAAAAGAAAAATACAAAGCCCTCTTCTCTTCTTCTCTCTAAAAAGGCTAGTTTAGCCATTTGCTCTGTTCTGGAGGCCTACTACGGATTTGAGCAAAAGGAAGAAGGTCCGGACGCATCATTCTGGGATGTCTTCTCATCGCTTCAGGCAGCTGCCTGACTACTTGTGCATGCTCGAGGAACCTGGAGAAACCATGTTTGTACAAAAGAAGGGAGAGGTCGTGGAAGAAAAGAAATGCACCACCTGTCTGGCCTGGAAAGAGCTTTACATGTTCTCCAAAGATATGTCTGCACCAGACTGTCTGCGCCGTAGATGTAAAATCTGCGACAAGGAGAATAAGAGAAGAAAGAGTGAACAACCAGTGCAGAGAAAGGTTGCTCACATGTTTTTTCCGCAACAAGGAGAGATTACCATTGGAGAAAAGGATGGAGAGTATTTCTTTATCGAGGAAGAACCAACCATGGTAGAGAAGAAGATGTGCTCCCTATGCAAGAAGTGGAAGATCCTAGACAAATTCTACAAAGACGCTCGCTCTTGGGACAGATTAGAGGCTCGTTGTAAAAAGTGCAAGTTGGTCTACTTTCGCAAATATAGAGAAGAGAAGAAAGTAAAGTTTAGAAGAATAACAACAAACTAAAAATGGCCCTTAACCAGATGCAAATCATTCAGCGACTGCAGGGTGTAGAAACCAAATCCTTTACCTGTAGTAAAGAATTTGTCGATAGTCTCTTTCGTTTGCACTTTGAACGCAAGATTAACCCTTTTCTCTTTTCCAATGAAGGCTCTGATTATCGTGTCTTGATGGAGAAGAGCAACTTTGATAACCTAGAAAAGTATTTTTCGGACTTGACCGTTACCAGGCAACCTCCTCCCGAGAAGAAGGATGACAATACTGCACCTCAGGATGACAATACTGCACCTCAGGATGACAATACTGCACCTCAGGATGACAATACTGCACCTCAGGATGACAATACTGCACCTCAGGATGACAATACTGCACCTCAGGATGACAAT